GGGAGATCCACTTGTCGCCCGACGTGCCGGAGTCCTTCGCCTGCTCGAGGCCCTTCAGCGGGGTGGCGTAGCGGACCTGGCCGGGGAGGGCGTTGGCCGGGGGGATGACCGCGCCGGTCGGGATCTGCCCGGCCGGGGTACCGGCCGGGGTGAACCGGTCGATCAGCTTCTTCGCCTTGTCGGCGGACGGCCCCTTCGCGGTGGTCGCGATGAACGACAGGTCGCCGAGCAGGTGGCCCTGCTCCTGGGCGTTGAGCTGGCCGAAGTCGGAACCGCGCAGCGCCCCGTACGTGGCCAGCTGGTGCGCCATGGTGTGCGACTTGCCGGACGCGTGGACGCCGTAGATGGTGTCCAGGGCGGCCTGCACGTGCGGTTGCACGTTCGCCTGCACGGTCGTCGGCGTGTACCCGGACGGGCTGGCGGCGGGGGCCTGCGGGTGCAGGGTGGCGTTGATCGCGGTCTGGAACGCGCCGGGGAGCCGCGCGACCCGCTCGTCGATGGCGTCGCGGTACGTCTTGTCGAGCTTGTCGAAGTCGGCCTTGCTGAGCTTCCCGAGCGCGGTCACCACGGCCGGGTCGAAGGAGTCCCGGCCGGGCCTCGGGTCGGTGATGCCGATCGCCACGATCTGGTCGCCACTGAGGTTGGTGGGCGTGCTGAGCTGGAACTCCTTGGTGAACAGCGCGTTGTACCGGATCGGCAGCGGGTGGCCCGTGTCGTGCGCGATCTTGTCCAGGTCGGCGTTGATCAGGTCCTGGTCGCCCTGGGTCATGAGGCGGAACTGGCTGATCGGGACCTCGCTGTACACCCGGGTCCGGTCGTACGGGTTGATGACCTTCGTGCCGAAGTTGGAGATGTCCGAGGCGTGGCGCATGCGCCGGTCGGAGTAGACGGTCCGCATCCCGTTGAGGTGGTCCTTGAGGGTTGCGGGCATCACCTTGAACGGGTTGTCGGTGGTGGACCAGGTGCTGACGGGTCCGCCCCGCTCGGCCCGCGTCTGAAGCCCGTCCAGGTGGGCATCGATGGCATCGCGGGCGTACAACGGCAGGCTGCCGAAATCCTGCGGGTCCAGCTTGCGGTACGTATCCAGCATGGTCGGGCTGGCGTAGCTGCCGCTGGCGGCGGCCTTGACGGCCTCGTGCTGGTTCGGGGTGAGCGGGACACTGCCGTCCAGTCGGCGAAGCGCGAGCCACGTCCCGGTCTTCGCGTGGTCGTTGGTCTGGTCGGTGATGCGCTGCCGCAGGATTCGCGCGACCTTCACCTGCGCGGCCAGCGGCAGGCCCTCGAACTCCTTCAGCCGTTCCGGCGGGATCTCCGGGTCACTGCCGGAGATGTGCAGCAGGTTGTCCACCACGTGGTTCTTGGTGGCGGTGGACCAGGGGCTGCCAGGCGCCAGGCCGGTTTCGATGATGTGTACGCGTAGCGCCTTGACGGCCTCGGCGTGGATCGGGTGAGAGGAGGCCAGCTCGGCTTCGGTGGCCCGGAAGATGTCCGAGATGTCGGAGGAGCTGAGCCGGGGTGCGGGCACGAAGTTGTACTTGTTCTGCGCCCGCGAGATCGAGCGGTACGTGCCGCTGTGGCCGCTGTACGGGTTGTCGATCAGCTCCGCGCGCAGCCAGACCGGCATCGTCGGGTTGTCCTCGGCGATCCGCTGGGCTTCCTTCTCCAGGCGGGCGCCGGGGGAGTTGGGGTCGCTCATCTTCGACGGCGATGCGACCCGGGCGTGCAGGTACTCGGACCACACGTCGTCGGCGGTGATCTTCCCGGCGCGGAAGTCGGCCTCGGCCTGGCGCAGCTGGTGGATGCCCGGGTGCACGCCGGTGTACGCGGTCAGCGCCTTCTCGGCGTCCTTGTCCAGGGCCGTGATGCCGTTGGCCGGGTCCTTCTGGGCGGTGTGCAGCCCGTGCAGCGCGTCGGTGATCTTGCGCTGCTCCTCCGGCTTGAGGGCGTCGAACTGCGTCTTCGACAGGGCGGACAGATCCTTGACCCGATCGACGTGCATGGTGCCCGGGGTCAGGCCGCTCGGCTTGTCGGCCGCCTTCAGAGCGTCGGCGACCTTCGCCGCCTCCTTGGCGCCCCTGGTCTGCGCCTCGGCGTGCAGCGCGTTCAGCGACGGCTCGTGGTCGCGCTTGGTGCCGTCCGGCTGCGGCCCGGCGTCGATCATCTTCTTCAGGGCGGCGGCGCGGGCGGCGGCGTGCGGGGTGGACTGGCTGTGGTTCGCGATGAAGTCGAGGCGCGCGGTGATGGTCCTGCGGTCGACGGCGTCGAGCCTGCCGACCGAGGTGTGGCTGAGCTGGCCGATCCGCTTGATCACGTCGTCCGAGGGGGCGGCACTCGAGGCCGCCTTGACGGCCTCGTTCATCGGGTCGCTGTAGCCCTTGGCCGGTGGCACGGGGACGGCACTACTCCCAGGGGCCTTGCCTCCGGGAGCGGCCGAGACGGGATGCCTTGATCCAAAACGATCGAGGAGATCGGTCGCGGCCTGCTGCTTCTTCGGGTCGAGGAACTTGCCCTTGGCGTTGGCGAGGTCGTCGCGGATCGTCTTCTGCTCGGCGGGGGCGAGGCTGTCGAACTCGGCCTTGGACAGCTTGCCGTACGAGTCGAGGTGCGTCTTGGCCATCTGCGCCTTGGGGGCGCTGCGGTTGGCGACGGCGTTGGCATGCTGGACGTGCGCGGCGGTGCCCGGGGACAGCGGCGCGGACGGCGTGGGGCCGGACGGTGCCGCCGGGGCGGCGGGGTGGAAGCGGTCCTTCAGATCCTGGGCGAGCTGCCGGGTCTGCGAGCCGGTGCCGTTGGCGATCTGGTGGTTCAGGTCGGCGGTGACCTGCTTCTGCTCGGCCGGGGTGAGGCTGTCGAACTGCTTCTTGTCCAGGTTGCGGTAGATGAACGTGCGGGCGGCCGGGGCCAGCTTGGCCGACGGGTCGATGGCCTGGCGTACCTGGTCCACCGTGTCCGGCCTGCGCGCCTTGGGCGCGGCGGACGGAGTGGGGGCGGCGGGGGGCAGGCCCAGCGTGGCGCGCGCCTGCGCGGTGGTGGGCGCCGGGACCGGCTTGCTGGCCTGGCCGAGGCTGACCTTGCCGGGGGTCTGGCTGACCTTCTGGTAGACCTTCCCGCTCGGGGTGGTGACCGTGCCGGGCGTGCCGGGCGCCAGACCGTTGGCGGCGCCGGGCGCGGGCAGCTTCGCCAGTAGCTCGTCCGACTTCTTCTGCTGCGGGCCGAAGCCGCGCGCCTTGATGGCGGTCAGCTCGTTGCGGATGGTCGTCTTGTCCGCGTCGGTCAGCCCGTTCCACTCCTGCGGGGTGATCTTCGCGGCCTTGTCCAGCTTGTAGGTGTCGGTGACCTTCGGCTGGGTGATGACGAATGCGGGGCCGCGACCGGCGACCGTGGGCTTCTTCTGCTTCGGACCGAGCGGAAGCGGTGCCGTCTTGACGGTGATGCCTGCCGCCTTGGTGACGGCCTGCCCGGCATGGTGGGCCTGACCTCCGGCGAGGTCGGCCTTCTGGTTGACCTGCCTGAGGGGTACGGCCTGCGCGTTGTGGGCCGGGTGGGTGGGGGCGGGCTTCGGCTTGATCTCGGTGAGCAGGCGGCGGGGGATCGGCTTGCCCTGGGAGCGCAGGTCGGCGATGCGCTGCACCCGGCGCGCGTTGGCCTTCTTGACCCGCTCCTCTTCGATCTGGTGGTACGTGCCGGGGGACACCGAGTGCAGGGTGCCCTTCCAGCCCTTGCAGGGGCCGGGGTGCAGCGGGTGACGGCAGGCGGTCAGCGAGCACGGCTCGTGCGCGTCGTCGTCCTGCTGCGTCCAGGCGGTGACGGAGGCGAGGACGGCAGCCGGGCCACCGAGGTCGATGGGAGCCGCAGGCGACGTGCCTGGCCCGGCGATCGAGGCGGTCATGTTGTGGCGGCCGACGGCGGCGCCGACGTCGAGAAGGATGCGGCCGATGTCGAACGGCATCGCGGAGGTCTTGCCGTTGGCGCGACCGGCAAGCACCATTCCGAGCGTCGTCATGCCCGCGAGCATAGCGGATCGTTTTTGATCTTCAGCGCCGTTCCGGACTGTTCCAGATCGTTCCGGATCGTTCGGAACAGTCAGCCCCGCAGCGCCCGCGCGACCCCCTCGGCCAGGTCGATCTTCGGCTCGTAGTACCGCCTCAGCCGTGTCGGATCCCCGACCCGGTACGCGACCCCGGCGGGCTTGTCGGCCAGGTACTCGAAGCACGGCTTGTAGCCGACCTGATCGCAGGCGATGTGCGCCAGCTCAGCCATCGACCACCCGACGCCGGTGCACAGGTTCACCGGCTCGGCCGGGTCGGCCTCCAGCACGACCTGCGCCTGCACCACGGCCAGCGCCCCGGCCACCACGTCGTCGATGTGCATCCAGTCGCGCACCTGGTTGCCGTCGCCCCAGATCACGAACGGGTTTTCCCGGCGGCGGGCACGCTCGATCAGCGCCCGGAAGGGGAAGTTCTCCGACTGGTCTTCGCCATAGCCAGAGAACGGCCGGACCACGGTGACGGGCAGACCGGTCTTGCGGGCCTCGGCGGCCAGGCGTTCGCCGGTCAGCTTCGTCCAGCCGTACACCGAGTCGGGTTCCATGGCCCCGTCAAGCTTGATCAGGTTCTCGGCCAGCGACCCCATCGACGCCTTGACCTGGCGATGTACCGGGTAGGCGGCGCTCGACGACAGGTACAGCACCCGGCCCTGCCCGGTGCGGACCGCCCAGTCGAACATGGCGGCGTCCAGCATCAGGTTGCGAGCGAAGTGCTGCGGCTCGCCGTCGATGGCCGCCCGGTGCGGTGCCGAGGCGGCGGCGTGCACCACCAGATCCCAGCGCGCCCTGCTGGTCCGGAAGTAGTCGAGGGCGTCGTACCCGTCGGAGATGTCGATACCGGCCGTGGCCCAGCCCTGCCGGTCGAGGGCGTTGATCATGTGGCGGCCGACGAAGCCGGTACATCCCGTCACCAGCGCCCTCACCGGCAGGCCCAGATCTGGTACGAGTAGCCGCCGATCGGGCGGGTGTCGACGGTGGTGTGGATGTCCGGGTTGAACCCGGCGGCGCGGAGCATCCCTCCGACGGCTTCGGCGTCCCAGCCCCACACGTGTTCGGGGTTCTGGTCGTCGGTCTCCCCGTCGGGGGTGGACAGGAGCAGGCGGCCAGCCTTCGGCCGGATGGCGCGGAGCACAGCGTCGGGGTCGTCGACGTGCTCGAGGGTTTCCGAGAGGATGAACAGGTCCACCGGGGCGATCTTCTTGATGGTCTGCTCGATGGGGCCGGTGTACGCGTAGCCGGGGGCGAAGTCGCCGAGCTGGAGGTGCGCGCCGTGGGAGTACTCCAGGCGGCGGGCGATCTCGGCGTTGCCGCAGGACAGGTCCGCGACCCGGCCCTTCGGGGGCAGTATCAGCCCCGCCATGGCCGAGGTGACGTCGACCCGGAACAGGTGGTCGTGCCAGTGCCGGTGATCGTGCGGCTTCGCGTACAGCTTCGCCAGTTCGTCGGCGGTGGGCATAGGGCGCAGGCGGGTTCGCATCATCGCAGGGCCTTCACCTTCGCCGCGTCGGTCGCCAGGTGGGGGGAGTAGTCGAGGTACGCGGTCTGGTCGTGCCCGTACATCGTGGGGGCGTTGACCCGGGCGTAGCCCTCGTCCATGGGCGCCTTGCCCGCGAACGGGTGCAGGTGCTCGACCACCACGTCCGGCAGGTAGCGCAGGCATCCGGCGAGCTGGCCGAGGTCGCGCCAGTAGTTGTCGACGAACAGGTGGGTGAGTACCGGCGGGGCCATGTGGCCGAGCGCCCGCACGATGTCGGCGGTCATCGCGACCTGCGTGGGGATGCGCTCATGCTGGAGCAGGTCGTCGCCGTAGACGATGCCGGTGCCCAGCCCGTGCAGGGCGTTCAGGTAGGCGCGGTCCCAGCCGATGGTGCGCGGCCGGTGGTCGTCGCCCATGAAGGCGATGGCGAACGTGTCGGCGCTGACCCACCGGGCTGCCGCGTTGAGTGCGCCGACCATCGTCTTGACGCCGACGTTGATCCACACTGCTGCCGCCGGTTCGGGCTTGACCACCTCGTAGTATTCGCCGATTCGCGGGTCGTCGTCATCGACGGCGAACGCGAGGAGCGTGTCAGCCGTGCAGGTTTCGCGGAGCGTCGCTGCGAGTTCTGCGGCGGCGGCCGGGCGGCCACGGGTGGGGACGATCACCAGCATCTCGGGGTCAGGGTTCATGCCTGGCAGTGTAGGCCGGTCGCCTACGTGCCCGTGGTCCAGGGCGTTTCCGGCGCGCTGTCGGGCGTCTTGTTGGCCGCCTTGCGCCGGGCCTTGACGACCTCCCGCAACGTCAGCTTCTTGCGCTGGGTCTGCGGGGTGGTGCTGGGTGCGCAGCCGGACCCGTCGGTGTTGGTCATGTCGGCGAGCTTCACGCCCGGCCCGCCTTCTTCAGGGTCTGGTTCTGCTGGGCGGTGCGCTGCGCGGTGGCCTTGGCCGCCTTCTGCTTGCGGTACGCGGCGGCGTCTTTCTTCGACATCTTCGCGATCTTGGCCTGCTCGCGGCGGCGGGCGAGGATGGCATCGGCGCGCTTGCCGAGGGAGTCCTTCTGCCGCTTGGCCCGCTTGTCCAGGGCGTCCTGCTGCTTGGTGTCCGACACGGCGGTCGACTTGGCCTTGGCGTTGACCCCGGCGGCCTGCTTCAGGGTCTGCTGGTGGGGGCGTAGCGCCTTGCGGTATCCGGCGATGGCCTTGCGGGCCATGGCGGCGAGCTTCGGGTTGGTGGCGCCCTGCGCGGCGACCTGGGCGGCCTGGGCGATGGCCTGGTTGAGGCCGGTGACGGCGGTCTGCGCCACCTGGACGGGGTTGGCCTTGGTGGCGTCGGTCTGGCCGGGTTCGGTCTGGCCGCGCTTCTGGCCCTTGCACAGGCCGGGCTTGTGGGTCTGCATGCAGAATCGGCCGTCGGTGCACGCCTCCTGCATGAGAGTGATCGAGGCGCTGAGACCGTCTTTGTACTGGCGGTTGCCCATCTTGGTGGGCTCGTTTTTGATCTCCAGCAGTTCGACGCACCGGCAGTTGATCACCTCCTGCGGGGGGGCGTCCGGGTCGTGCGGGTGCATCATCTGGAAGCCGCCGACGATGAACGGCTGCGCGAACGGGACGGTCTGCCCGTCGGCTTCGACATGATCGGGCCGGGTGCGGGAGTCGTCGGTGGCGAGCCAGCGCTTCACCCATTCGGTGCCCGGGTCGTTCTCGACGATCATGGCGAAGGCGTCGTGCAGCCCACCGTTGTAAGCGCCGACGACCTCGGTTCGTGCAACGGTGCGGGCGCGGCCCTTCCACGTGGGGATGCTGGTGTCGGCGAACATCTGTTCGACCTGGGCGGTCACGTCGGGGATGCTTGCGCCGTTGACTGTTGCCGAGTCAATGATCTGGGAGACCAGGCCGTACACCTCGGTCGGCACGGCGTTCAGCCGGTTCTCCCGCTGCGCGATCCAGTTCCGCACGAACGGCCGGGACTCGAACGCGGTATCGTCGGCGAACAGGTTCCGGTACGGGGCGGCCAGCACCTCACGCGCCACCTGGGCGGTGTACTTCGCGGTCAGCGCCGTCCACTTCGGGGTCTGGGAGAAGACGGTCAGCGGGTCGGGGACGAGGCCGAGCGTGGCGACGCCACCGGCGAACATGGCCGTCTTCACGGCGGCCATCCACTCGAGCATCATCTCCAGGTACGCCTCATACAGGGGCGGCTCGTACTGGGCGAACACCTCGGCGGCGGCCTGCTTCTGCGCGGCGGCGTCAGGCAGGGTTGTCGGCTGGGCCATCGGGGGCCTCCTCGGTCAGCCCGTACGCCGGGTCGGTGAGCACGCGATTCACGGTCTCGATGCGCCTGCGCTGGCGCTCGACCAGCGGATGGCCTTCGGTCAGCCCGAGGAGCAGGAGGGCGTCCAGTTCCTGCTGATAGCGAGCCTTGTCCTGCTCGAAATCTTCGCGCGTCCAGTTCACTGCCGCCACCACGCGATAAGGAACAGGATGCCCCCGTCGGCGATGAGGGAGAGGGCCAGGACGGCGATGACGGCAAGGATCCCGTGCGCGTTCCAGTCCGTCGGAAGGATGGTTGTTACGGGCCGTGACCGGCGGTGGGTGCCAGGCCCGGGATTCGGGCACTCGTACTGGCGAGTAACAACCTTTTGCCCGTTTCCCGTCACGCTGCGTACACCAGGACCGGGGATGTACGGCACGTCGATCACGGCGTCAGCTCCCCACGGGTGGCCAGCAGCGTCGAACGCAGCAACTCCGGGTCGTGCGCGACGCCCCGGGTCATCAGCTCCGTGCAGTAGCCGCCCAGCAGCTCCTCCAGCGCGTCAGCGTCCGCCCCCAGCGTCACGGCCTGCTCGCGCACATACGTCCACGCACCGGCCAGCAGGGCGGGCACGCGGGAGTGGTCAGGCAAGACCCGGGTGTGCAGCTCATGCTTCGGCACCGGATACCGGGCGCGCTGCGGGCCGGGCACCAGGCGGCCCCCAGCCACCTCCAGCGCCCGACGTACGGCACTGTCGGCGGCGTAGAAGAGCTGCAACTCGATGAGGTCGGAGTTGATGCTGGCAGCGAGCTGCCCCAGCTTCTGCTTCTTCGGCGGCGTGACGTTGCCCGCCTCGGCGTCGGCGACGGACGGGAACTGCGGCAGGCCACGCGCTCCGGCGTCGGCCGGGTTGGTACCGGCCGTGTCGTAGCCGGGGTCGCCGGGCATCAGGTCACCCGCGCCGGGCAGCTGCGGGGGTGCGGGCGGCGCGGGCATGGAGATCGGCGGCAGGCCGAGGATCTTCTGCACGGCGGGGTCGCCCGCATAGGCGGGCTGCGCCAGGACGAGGGCCTTGACCAGGTTGTATTCCAGCTCCTTGGCGTCGGGCGCGTCGTCCTCGGTGAACGAGGCGTTGGCGCGGGCCGCCTTGTGGCTGATCAGTTCCTTCTCGGCGAACTGGAGTGCCTGGTCGGAGCGGTTGGGCCGCACGGTGAGGGCAGCGATGTCGAACCAGAGGGTCATCTTCTCCGGGTTGACGACGCCTGCGGCCTTGAGGGCGGGCTGGAAGTAGCCGATGTTCAGGGCGTCGGCGAGCTGGATCAGCAGCGGCTCGATGTGGACCTTGATCGAGGATTCTTCGATCTGCCAGCTGGACCAGTGGTTCGACTTGCCCATGCCGGACAGCACTTCAGGCGGGATGTCCAGGCCCATGCCGAGGCGGGTGACGGCGTCGGTGCGCATCTTCGAGATGTGCTCGGAGATGGTCGAGTCGAACGTCAAGTGTTTGATCTTGTCCAGGGCCTCCACGGCGACCTGGAGGATGATCGGCACCACGGCGGCGGCGTTGTCGCGCTGCTGCATCGACGTGGCCATGGTCCGCTGGAGCAGGTCCGCGAAGCCCTCCACACCCGTGCGCTGCGGAACCCCCGGGTTCTCCCCCGGGGTGCGCGGGAAGTCGATGTTGTCGGGCAGCAGCAGGATCCCGGCACCGGCCAGCCGCGAGTCCAGCTCGGCGAACACCCGCTTGGTGCACTGCTCCATCTCGCGCAGCACCGGCAGGATGGCCCGCACGGTGGAGTCGGCGGCGTCGTAGCGGCGCGGGTGCGGATTCCAGGCCCGGATCAGCAGGTCCGTCTGCGGGTTCAGCTTGTACTGCCCGCCGCCGTGGGTGATGGAGCGGCGCACCATGATGTCGTCGCCGCGCCGGTACACCTCGGACGAGGAGCACACGTACCACTTGTCGCTGCTGGGCTCGCCGTTCTGGGCCTTCTGGTAGCCCTCGGCGACGATGAACACGTCCCCGGCGACCATCATATTGATGCCCATCAGGCGCTGGGCCTGGGCTTTCGCGGCGGGGCTGCCGAACATGGTCTCGGCGATCAGCTTGGCCTTGGCGTCGGTGACCTCGTCGCCGACCACCCCGTCGTCGGTGACCTGCGCCGCGTACATCCGGCAGCGGGAGACGGCGTTGCCGATCCAGTTGACGACGAAGCGCATCTCGCCGCAGATGTCGTAGTGGCGCCACGCCTCCCACTGCCAGCGGTGGTCGCCGAGCTTGAACATCTGCCAGCTGGCGGCGTCGCCGAGGTTGATCGGGACGGCGGCGCCGATCAGGGAGGCGCGGCGTTCGGCGGCGCGCTGGTCGAGGGCCGGGTTTCCGGTGGGGCCGAGCGTTCCGGCGGGTACGACCTTCTTCCTGCCGAACGCCACCTACATCACCCCTTCACGCGTGCCAGCGCACCGGCCGCGCCAGACAGGGCCAGCCCGAGGGCGGGCACGAACAGCCACGGCGAGTCGCCGTAAGCGTAGATGATCGCGGCTGCGGGGATGGCCAGCCAGATGGAGACGCACCAGGGGCAGAGCAGCAGGTAGGCGAGCATGTTGTGCTTGCGCTCCTTGAGCGCTTCCACGACGGCTTCGCGGGGGCGGGCGGTGATCATGTCCATCGTGATCAGCACGATGAGGCGGGCGAACGCGAGCAGATAGATGAGGTAAACGACAGAGGAGCCGGGCATGGCCACCATCGTAGGTGGTCAGCCCGGCTCCGGGTGTATGCGGCTGGCGGTCAGCGGCGGTTCATGCGAGCGGCGATCAGGAACACGACGGCGATCAGGGCGACGTTCGCGGCGAGAGCCCAGGGGTGGTGCCATTCCCAGGCGGCCCATTCCCAGCGGGACCAGAACAGCCAGCTCATCAGGCGGCCCGGCGGGCGACGGTCCGCAGGTGCAGGGCGGTCTCGTCCTCGGCGTGGAGCAGGACGATCACGCGGGGCATCTCGGGGTGCTGGGTGCTGATGGCGTCGGCGACCGCGCGGGTCGCCTTGCGCCAGGTCTGCGCTTCGCGGGTGTCGCGGTGCTTGCCGCCTTGGCCGTTCCCGAAGATCTTCATGTCGCTCCCCCTCGCTCGGTCTGTCTATTGACAGCATACAGCCCCCATGCCCGGCAGGGCAAGAGGGCTGTATCGCCTGCCGGTCAGCCAGAGATCGCGTCCAGGAACACGAGCAGGGCGGGCTTGAGCCGTGCGTCCATCCCGAAGATCGCCCCCGGGATCCACGGGTGCTCCTGGTCGACTTCACGCCGGGCGGCGCGGGCGGCCTCGGCCACATCCCCATCGGACAGGAACGCGGCGACGGGCCTCATCTCCATGTCGAACGACCAGTGCCCGATGGCCTGCCGCTGCGCGAACGCGTGGTGCTTGACCATCTCCTCCGCGACGTCGACGTACGTGGCCGCCTGGTCGTCGGGGACGTCGAACACGACGGTCAGCCTCATCGGGTCACCTCGGCCTGGGCCAGCGCGATGCGGTAGGTGTCCTCGTCGAACACGACCAACCGTACGGTCTTCACCTGCGTGTTCGCGGAGCGGATCGCCGTCAGGGCCTGCTTGACCGCGTCGTCCTTGGGCCAGCCGTACACACCGGCCGAGATCAGCGGGAAGGCCACAGTCCGGGCGCCGGTGACGTCAGCGGCCTCGAGCGACTGGGTGTAGCAGCTGCGCAGCACGTCCGACAGGTCCTTGCGCGGGTCGTACACGGGGCCGACGGTGTGGACCACCCACTGCGCGGGCAGGGCGCCTGCGGTGGTGATCAGGGCGTGTCCGGCGGGGAGGCCGTCGGGCAGGTCGCGGCGCAGTTCCTTGCATTCCGCCAGGATGGCGGGGCCGCCCGCGCGGTGGATCGCCCCGTCCACTCCGCCGCCGCCGAGCAGGCTGGACTTGGCGGCGTTGACGATGACGTCGACCTTCTCGGTGGTGATGTCGCCCTGCACGATCTCGATCCGCAGGGTGGGGCGGGAGTAGAACCAGTGCGGGAACCAGGCGAGGGCCGTGATGCCGAGGATGATCGGGGCCAGCCACCACCAGCCTGCGCCGGTGGGGGCCACGATCCCGGTCAGGGCTTGAGTCTCCATGTCGTCCTCCTCAATCTGTCTGTGCACAGCATACAGCCTCCCCGCCCACCAGGGCAAGGAGGCTGCAACCTTCAGTGAATCAGCTGGCGGCGGTCGCGCTGGCCACGTTGTCGGCGGCGGTGACCGTGGCCTCGTCGATGGGGTCGACGTCGAAGACCTCGTAGCCGGTCCGGCCGTTGTCCCAGCGCCAGCCCGCCACACGCTGCGCGCTGACCTCGTCGTACGCCTCCACGACCGTGCGCATGTCGGCCGCCACGGGGCGCGTGACCGTGAACTTCTTGCGCTCCGGGATCGGGGCCAGCCCGTACGACGCGAGCACCTTGTTGGCGCCGATGTCGCAGTACTTGGGACCGGCGATGTGCCCGAGCAGGATGATCTCGCGCAGCATGTCCAGGGTGGCCTGCACGGTGGTCGGGACGTCCGGGTCGGTCACGCTCGGGTCGGGGTCTTCCGGGCCGGAGGTGAACACGGGGGTGTCGAGGGCGACGGCGGCGGAGATGACCAGCTGCCGGGTGCCGACCAGGCGGGCTTCGAGCAGCTTCAGGGCCTCGACCCGGCTCCCGGCGTTGACGCCGATCTCCGCCGTGCCGGAGACGGGGACCTGGATGAGATACGTGGAGCTGGTGCCGATCAGCTCGGTGATGCCCAGGGCGGTGAGCTTCTTGTTGGCCCACTCGGCGGTGATCTCGCCCTGGAGGTGCCAGTCACGGGCCGACGCGGCGATGTACTCGCGCAGGGCGGCCAGGCTGGTCGACTCGGGCAGGGCGAGGTTGGCGTTCTCCGTCACCCACTCGGTCCAGGTGAGGGCCGGGTCTGCGTACTGCATGTGATCTCCTCCAACGTGGTATCTGTCGGCCCTCAGCTTACATGGTGCGCCAAGGGGCGTCCAGCCGGAGGCGACGGTGGCGAGGGCAGGATTCGAACCTGCGTCCCAGACCCTGATAGCCGCACTATCCGGGGTCCGTGCTCTGGGCCGCTGAGCTATCTCGCCTGGAACCCTGCCGTGGAGGTACGCATTCGGACACCACCACAACGCCCGTGAGCCATGTTGGGCCGCGTTCTGCGCCCAGTGCACGACAGGGTCAACAACATCCCCGGGGCGTTAGCCAGGGCGCCGGGGATCGTGGACCGGTGGGGAGTCGAACCCCGTGATGCCCAACTCCGGCCCGACCATCATGATCGAAAACGTCGTGCTGTTACGTGCTGGCCTGCTCGACCGCCTCGTAGCAGGCGGCAGTGCACGGCGCGTCCAGGTGGGCGTGCGGCGGACCGATCCGCCTCGCCACCAGGATGCTGCCCTTACCGAACCGGCCGCCCTCGATGCGCACCTCCCCGACCTCCAGATCCACGGAGATGCTGAAATCACGCGAGTTCAGATACCGCTTGCAGTGGTCGTACAGGTAGTCGGCCACCCGGTTCTCATCGTCGGCGAACGTGGCCGGGACGTGCACGGTCAGCGCGGCCTCCGGCGTGGTGCCGGAGCGGCCGATCCGCTCGAACTTCACGATCAGGTCGCTCATATCTCCTCCTATGACCACCAGCGGCCTCGCGGGCGCCGGTTGAAGAACCAGTTCCAGGTGATGTAGCGCGGCACGCACCGCCTCGCCGGAACACCGCCGACCTTCACGACCCTCACGCGAACCGCGCGGCGAGCAGCCGCACCGACATGGCGGCGTATCTCTTCGCCAGACGGAACCGGCCGCGCTTCACGGACTTCACGGCGGCGACCATCGGGCAGCAGCTCGTGTCCCCGCTATGGCCCGTGCCGCCGCCGGAGCTGGTCGGCCGGTACGCAGGGCCAGGCCCCACACCACCACGGGACCGCTGCCGATGAGGCGGGCGGGCGGCACCCTGCGGGCGTGACTGCCTGCGCCTCCTGTCGTTCCCCATCGCTACTCCCCCTCGACCTCGGTGACCGGACCCCAGCGCAGTACCTGGCTCCAGCTCACACCGGACTCCCAGCCCACCGCGCTCCAGTAGTGGCCCTCCTCGCCCATGCGGGTCCAGAGCGTCCCCGTCCGCGTCTTGACCTTCCGCACGTCCGGCGGCGGGTCGGTGAGGCGCGGCCAGGTGCGGGGCACGGCTACGTCCTCTGTCCGCTGGCGCGGGCCAGCCGGGCGGCGATGCCGTTCACCTGCTTGGTGCTGGCGTTGGCGGCGATGGCCTTGCCGAGCGCCGCCCACAGCTTGTCGACTGCGGTCATGATCTCCTCCTCCTGGGCTACGTGGTAGGTCGCCGGGACACGGGTCCACGCCGTGGCCACGGGGGACACCCCTAGGTGCATCCCGGCGACCCGCCGACCAGCGCTTTTCCGTTCGGGTGTCGCACCCGCACCGTACTGGCTGGTCGACAGCACCCAGCGTTTGCTCCGCCGCAGGGGCGGGGGCATCTCTGCCCGGGTGCATCCGTGCCGTGCGGGGAGTTGAACCCCGTCTTCCCCGGGTTAGGGGGCGCCCCACCTCCAGGGCTTCACGGCGGTACTGGGCCAGTTCGGGTCTCTGCGCATCCGCAGCTCACCGGTGTATCCCATGTCTGGGCGGTGGGTCCTTGCTGGCCGTTCCTGTTACCAGCTGGCCTCTCACCAGCCCTCCGCCGATATCACTGGGCGGTCCGCGCCCCGTCTTTCCGGGGTGTCTGAGGGGTGCGGCAGGGGCGGACCCTTACTGCTTCAGCGCACCGCGCCTCTCGTGACCCTGGACGGATATGCGCCGCCGACCTCCTGCCGTGAGGCAGGTGCTCTATCTGCTGAGCTACAACGCCGACCGCTTACTCAAGGCGGCCACTCCAGTTACCTACGGGTCGAGTGGTCCCGTAGGCCCTTCGCGAGGGGAGAGCAGGTCCTGCCCCTGCATATCTGACGGTGCTGTCCATGGATGCTTCCGGCTGCATTGCCCGGACACAGCTTGCTCCGTCAGCGCTCTGCGTTGAGCTACCTCCCCGAGGTGTGAGAGGCGGCGCCGGGATAGACCCCGCCGATGCTGCCGCCTACCTCTCACGTTCGCGTCTGGTGTGGCCTCATCCCCCGAGGCGTGGGGGCATCACCTGACGCTTGCACCTGTGTTTCTGTGGGGTGTCACATCCGGTGCCCCGATGCGTCTTCCGTGGGAAGAGCAGGATTCGAACCTGCGGCCTTCTTACCGGCCCCTCGTCCGGCTGACCCCTGAGCGGGGTGCGCTCTACCGCTGAGCTATCTCCCCATGACCGGCTAGTAGATCACCCCTGGCCGCCGGTCCGAGCCAGGGAGGGCTGCTACTTCTGGTCGCCGCCCTTGAAGACCACGATGATCTTCCCGAGCAGGGACTTGTCGGAGGTCTTGCCGTCACCGGCCGAGGCGCCGTGGCCCTTCGGGTGTCCGGTGCCGCCGAACCAGCGGCTGCTGGACTTGCCCGACTCCTTGCCGACGTACCGGGTCTTGCGGGTCATCGCGTCTCCTCCGAGGTGGGGCTACTGCGGGAGCGTGTTGAACGGGTCGTTGGGGCCGTTGTCGCTGGTGCGCTTGACGGCGGTGGTGGCGATCTTCACCGGGGACAGGACGATCGCGCCGGTCTCGGTACCGTCGGCGCCGGTCAGCCGTTCGGCGGTGTAGAACTCGACGTCCTTGTCCACGATGCCGTCCAGGTTGACGCGTCCGCGACCATCGACGCGGTGCAGGACCAGATCCACAGGTTTCTCCTCAGGGTGTGCATAGCTCCGGGCGTCGAGAGGGGACCGGGTGGCCCTACCTCCCGAGCGGATCGCTCGGGTTGACAGACCGGGGAGGCGTGGGCCTTTCCCGGTCCCCTCCGTCTACTGTGACCCTACACCATGCGCCACGACGGGCGAGGCCGCCCCAACGCATGGGGTTTGCGGGTCACGGCGGGCCAGGATCTCGGCCCGGAAGTGGCTGAACAGGTTCTCCCAGTCGCAGTCGGCCGGGTGGCCGTCGAAGTCGACGCCGGGTGTGCGGGCGGCGAACATGCCGATCAGCCAGGCGCGCTCGCCGTCGGTGGTCTCGTTGGCGCCCATCAGGGTGTCGGCGATGGGGCTGGCGTACCAGGGGCCGCTGAGGTGGTCCGCCATCAGTCCGTCGTTGACGTCGAGCTGCCTGGTGATGAGCTGCGCGACGTGGCGGTTAAGCGTGTCGGCGATCCCGGCGTTCATCAGTGCACCTCGACCATCGCGAGGGAGGCGACGGTGTGCACGTCGGTGCTCTGGTCGCAGGCGACGGTGAGCAGGACGTTCGGGGATCCCTGCGGGTGGAAGGACTGCTTCAGCACGCCGCGCACCTGCTCGCCCTTGACGTTGCGGAACTTGACGACGTGTCCGGCGTAGGCGCCGTTGCTCTGGCCGATCTGGAATGCGTTCCAGGTCTTCATGGTGTCCTCCCTGGCTGGTCTGTCGTGTCTCAGCTTAGTCGCCCCCTCGTGCACTGTCAACCCATGGTAGACGGTTCCGTAGATTAACGCTTGACACCGGGGGATCATGAGGGACCATAGAGGGAGGAGGAGCCACCCGACAGGAGGGGCGCGATGGGCGCGCAGACGCTGGAGAAGGAAACGTTCGAGCTGCCGACGGTCAACCCGTGGCGGCGCCTACCGACCCCGCCGAGCCGCGAGCAGGTCCGCTTCGCCATCGACCTCTGCCGCTCCGAGCTGCCCTACGCGGAGCGCGTCGCCACCGTCCGCAGCCTCTCCGTGCTGGACAGCCAGGCCGTGTCCGAGCTGATCGACCGGCTCAAGGACGTCCGGGCGAAGCGCCTGGCGCGGCTGCGGCGCTCCCGGCGGCGCCGCAGGTAGCATCGGCTAGACGTGAAGGGCTCGGTCCTCCCCCCGTGGGGCCGGGCCTTTCACCTTGCCCGGGGACGGGAACGCCCCGAGCCCCGGGGGCGGGGTAGTCGGGGCGCCTTGAGTGTCGCAGCACTGCCGCGATTCATCCCGGTTGCCGATCCGCGAGGCCGTAGCCGTGCTGGATCATTCTCCTCGGGCAGCTTAGCCGTACGGGGAGCTGGAGGGCATCCAGTCGTTGGGCGACGGGGCGGCGATGCGGACCAGCTTGTTCTCCTTGCCCATCAGGAACAGCCCGGCCTGCACCAGGGCGTCGATCCGGTCCGGGCTCTTGGCGTCCTCGGGCACCCACGTGCACATCTGGTCTTCCAGCTCGATGAACGTGCCGACGTGATGCCAGCGGTTCTGCTCGTAGCGGGAGGCGACCGGTTCGGCGCGCAGCTTCTTGCCCGCCAGCGAGGTGACCTCCTTGACGGGCGGGGGGCCGGGCTCGAACAGGCCTTCCTTCTGCATCTCGGCGTAGGCGTCGGTGACGACCTGCATGAGCCACTTCTTGCCCATGTTCGTCTCGATGATCAGCCAGGTGGCGTCGTAGCGCAGGAACATCTCCCAGGCGCGGCGAGCGGCGGCGTGCCCGACGATCTTCTTGGTCCAGTCGGCGAGCACGTAATCCTCGTTGCCGTGGTCGCGGCCGCAGGCGAGCAGGCCGGTCTCGTCGCCCGCGCCGGTGGCGCCGGGGTCCATGGAGATGACGACGGTCTTCAGTTCGGGCAGCTCGGGCGCCTTGATGCGGTTATTTTCGATCATGGTGCGGGACCACAGGGCGCCCTCGATGTCTTCGAGGAGGTACCCGTACAGCTCCTGGAGTCCGGCCCGGGTGCCCTCGTAGATCTTCTTCAGCTCGTCGACGACCTCGCGGGAGAGGTTCGCGATGTTGTCGAAGATCGAGCCGGTGGTGATGACGATTGTGCCGTCGGTCTCGTGCTGCCACTTGATCAGCAGCTTGATCGGCTTCGGGGTGGTGGTGACCACCACGCGCGGCCGGTCGTTGATCAGCGGGGCGCGCATCGAGGGCAGGATGCCCTCGAACCAGGCGCCCCAGGTGTAGCGCCACTTCGCCAGCTCGTCGAGCCAGGCCCCGGCGGCGTTGTAGCCACGGCCGACGTCGTCGTTGTCGGCGCCCTCGAAGTAGATGATCTGCCCGGAGTTGAACTCGATCATCAGCTTGGGCGACTTGCGGTACTCGAAGTCGCGGTGGTTCTCCATGCCCATCCGGCGCAGCACCGACAGCAGGCCCGAGTTGCCCTCGATACATGCCGTACGGCAATCGTTCAGGGTCTCGGCGATGCACAGCCACTCGGTGCGCTGGCCGAACGCGTCGACCGGGTGCTTGAACACGCGGTCGAGGAGGTCTTCGGCGCCGGTGCGGGTCTTGCCCCAGCCACGGCCGGAGCGGATCAGCCAGACCAGCCAGTCGCCGGGCGGGGCGAACTGCTCGGGGCGCCCGACCCACCACCAGGCGCCCTTCAGGATGTCGTCGAGGGTTTCGCGGTTCTGTTCCCGCAGCCAGGTCCGGCGCAGGGTGGCGGGCAGCAGGGCCAGCTTCTGGGCGGCGGACAGGCTCACGTTAGGTGCCCCAACGAAGCTGCCAGCTCCGCGAGTTGTTCCCGTCGCCGGGCTCGGTAGGCGTACGCAGGGCAAGAGTGTGTGCGCGGTGCCCGGGGGTCACCCAGCCGCCCGGCACTCGGGCGACCCCCGGCCGCGCTCGCCCTCACTGCGGAGGAGGTGCAGGAAGGGCGGCGTCCAGCTCGCGAGTCGCCTCCTCCGCGCTCGCGGTCAGCTCCTGGAACCCGGCGGCGATCTGCTCCGGGCTCATCCGCTGCACCATCGCGTCCAGGGTCTTCATGATGTTGTCGTGCTGCACGCCGACCTCGACGCGCACCTCCGGCTTACCGGCGGCGTCGGTCTTCGTGGTGGCCGCGACGGTGACCGAGGTAGCCGAGGTGGCGCCCTTGTTCAGCGTCTCGAGGCCCAGCGCGGCGCGCTCGATGCGGGCGGCGGTGTCGAGCATCAGCACCAGGGCGTGGGGGCTGATGGAGTCGACGTCGAGGGTCTTCAGCCGCTCGAGGGCCTTGTCCATCAGCGCGCGGGCGGCCTTGGAGTGCTTGCGGGCCATCTCCTCGCGGGCGTCCTGGAGACGGATGGCGGCGATGCGGTCCTGCTCGGCGTCCCATAGCCCGGCCCGCGCCACCCACTTGCCGTAGCGGGCGATGCGGGCGATGCTGCCGTACTTCAGCGGGCTCATCGAGGCGAGCTGGGCGACGGTGCGGATGCGGCCCATGTCCCGGTACATCAGGAACAGGCCGTGGTTGCGGGGCAGTTCGCCGGGCTGGCGGTCCCAGGCGTCGATGGACGGGTCCAGCTCCAGCTCCCGGCGGGCGAGGGAGTCGAGCACTTCGGGCGTACGGCTGTGGTCGTTGCTGGTCTTGCGGTTCCGGCGGGTCATGGGCTCCTCCTACGAGGGCCAAGCCTACGGGACGTCCAGGGACCTACTCGTCTTCGCCGAACAGCATGCGCCAGAGCCGCCGCATGGCGAGGTTCTTGGTGCCGCCGCCGACCTCCATGTTGCGGGAGGGCACCTTGCCGGTCGCCTTGTACGCCTTGGCGGCGCCCTGCGCTGCCTTGCCGCCGGTCAGCTTGCCGTCGGACCGCTTCTTGTTGGCGGGATTGCCCATGACCCTCTCCTTCATGATCAAAAACAATGGGGTGTTAGGTGGTGCTCAGCGGATCTCCACCGAGCGGATATACAGGTCCGGGAACTCCTCGTCGTCGTCCTCCCAGACCAGCAGGCGCGTGCCCGGGTAGCGGGGCTTGCCGATCAGACCAGCCCTGACCGCCTCGGCCACCTCCTGCTGGGCGAACAGCTCGACCAGCTCGTGCGCGCTGTACGGGTCGACCCGCGACGACCACAACGCCCAGGCCCTCATACGCCGGGCCAGAGTAGCCAGGCGGGGACGTCGAACACACTGACGATCATCGCCGCGCCGTCCGCCCACATCTCGGCGTCGTCGGCGATCAGCGGCGGGATCTCCTCGGCGGCCAGGCGGCGGCCGGTGGCCCGGTAGACCAGGGCGTCGGTGCGGCCCCGGTCCATGGCCTTCTCGCCGTGCCACTCGTACAGCCAGGCGGTGAACCCCTGCGGGGACCAGCCCGACCAGACGATCTGTGCGGGGGCGGCCAGGTCGGGCGGCAGGAAGGCCACCTCCTCGCCGTCGAACGGCCCTCCGAGCAGCAGCAGGCGGGCGCAGATGCTGGACGGGGTGTGCGGCCAGGCCCAGTTAGCCACGACGGGGCCGCATCAGGACGACGGCGGACATGGCGTAGCGGGCTTCCGATCCGACCGGCCACATGGAGTGCGCCGCCGGGCCGTCCTCCTTGTAGATGCGAATCATCTCGTCCACCTCGTTCAGGCGCTCGGACCGAAGGCCCGCAGTGGAGCAGGCCAGGTCCCAGGTCTCGTCATCCACGGCGCACCTTCCACACACTGAGCGGGTGACGCTGGTTCGGGGTCAGGAAGCAGGGTGCTCCGGCGCACCAGCGACCGAGGTGCCAGCGGCCGAGGCGCATCTCCCAGTGCTTCCAGTGATGCCTGATCATTGATCTCTCCGCTCGGTCTCCTCGATGGACGGGCGGGGCGGGTCGGTCAGCTTCCATGGCTCGCGTCCGGCGTCGAGATCGAGGCGATCCCGCACGGCGGACACCGCCGACCAGTTGCGGTCGCGGATGGCGCGGGTCAGGTTGTCGGAGAGGTCGGCGGCCTCGGGGTTCATCGGGCTCTCCCGTCATTTTCGATCATGATGCGTTCAGGGCACCGGGTCCACCGGCAGGGATTCTCCCGGAAGACGTGCTCGTACATGTCGGCGTAGCGCTCCTCGTAGAACGCCCACTGTTTCGTCCCGCCCTGATGGCCGCAGTGCGAGCGCACCCACCAGCTGAACGAGTCGTCGCGGGGCAGCCGCTGGTCGACGGGCCACTGCCCGTCGGGCATGGGACGTTTCAGCCAGACCACGCCGGGTTGAGCCGACGTGGTGCCCTTGCCCAGCCAGGTGTTCGTCTGCGCGGCGACCCGCCGCTCCGTGGGGAGCGGCGGGTGCTGGCGTTCCTGGTTGCGCTCGTGGCGCTTGCGGCCCTCTGCGGTCACGACCACTCAGGCAGGGCGGTGGTGCGGCGGCGCTGGTTGTACAGGTTGGTGATGACCCGGGCGACCTGCGTGGACAGGTTGCCGGAGCGGGTGAACATCTGGCCCCGGGCGTTGCCGACCAGCCCGTCCGGGCCGCCGGGGACGCTGGCGAGGCGCTTGGCCAGGTCTCCCAGGTCGACGTCCCGGCCGTAGCGGGCGAGCATCCGACCGACGCCCTCCACGAGCGCGCCCTGCACGGCGGCCGGGCGGTGCCCGTACGCCAGGGTCAGCACGGCCAGGGTGCCATCGGCGGCCTCCGGGTTCAGCGCGTACACGCGCTCCAGGCTGGCGATGGCGGACAGGCGCGACTCGATGGCGGACACGCCGACCGACCAGCCGTGGTCGTTGAGGAACCCGGCCAGGCGCACGGCGGCGGGGTCCTGCTCGACGCAGGCGATGAGGAACTGGTCGATGCGCGACACCTTCTCGGTGGTGTTGAGCAGCCGGAACAGCGCGGCCTCTTCGGGGATGGTGAGCCCGTGGTACTCCATCGTCGGGATGACGCCGGTGTAGGCGGCGGCCTCGGCGGCCCGGTAGCGGTGCTGGCCGTCGATGACGTGGATGCGCTTCGGCGAGCGGAAGGAGGTGGTCAGCACGCCGAGGGCGTCGGGCTTGAAGGCGTCGGCCATCTTGCCGACGCGGGCCTTCTTCAGGCTGCGCTGCACGTTGGGGTCGACCCAGAGGTCACCCACCTTGCGTTCGACCATCTCGTACGTGACGCGGTTGGGGTTGGTCGGCCTCGGGTTGCTCACTGGTTGTGTCCCTTCATCTGCTTGATGATCTTCTCCAGCTCACGGCGTACGGCCATGAGACGGGTGTGTGCCGGGGCGACCTGCGCCCAGGTCAGCTCGGCGTTGGGCGGCCCCAGCTCGACGAGCCCGGCCACCAGACCCTCCATCTGCGGCAGGGACTTGTCCCAGGCGGTCAACTGGCGGGCGGCGGGGGCCGGGTCGACCGTCACGACCGGGCGGGGGCGCGTCACGGTGTTACGGACGCCCATCAGCCGCTGGTAGTTGGGCCAGATGTTGGCGCCCTGGTCGATGTCGGCCATGATCTCGCGGGCCAGCTCGCGCTTGTCGTCCGGCGCGTCGGTGGTGCCGAAGCCGGTGTGGTAGACGACTTCGATGCGGTGGGCGGTGGCGGCGGAGATGCCGAACGGCTCGCAGATGACGCACAGCACGTAGTCCTCGCTGCGGGAGCGGTCCCGGCCGGGCTTGCGCGTCCCGGCCTGCGTCTGGCGGCGCAGCTCGACACCCCGGCGCCGGGCCTCGTCGATTCGCTTGACGGCGTTGGGGGCGTCGAGGCGGCGCAGCAGCTCCCACAGGCGGCAGACCTCGCTCCACTTCCACGGCAGGGCGAGGTCGTCGTCCTGGTTGTCGGCGAGCATGCGCTTCGCGGCGTCTTCGATGTTGTCGACGAAGACGGCCTGAGTCCGGGGCTCGTCCAGCAGCAGCAGCGCGCGCAGCCGCCGCCCGCCGGAGATGATCGTGCCGTCTTTCCAGAGGGTGATGGGGCGGCGCAGACCCCCGTCGCGGATGCTGGTGGCGAGCGGCATGCAGCTGCCGTAGCTGTCGCGTAGGCGCGGGATCCGCACCGACTCGGTACGGATGGTGCGCTCGACGTTCATCATCGGATCGCCGCCAACTCGCGGGTGTCCCACTCGACGTCCCCGGCGACGTGCAGCGGACCCGGCTCGACCGGCTCCCGGTCGGGAAGGCCAGCGATCTGGAGCGGCCAGCCGTGCTGCACGACCAGCTCGTATCGCACGGGGGACGCCTCGATCTCCAGCGGGGCGGACGTGGCGATGCGGGGCTGATTCTCCCGATGCTGGCGCTGGGCGGACTCACTCATGCGCATGGCGACGATGTACGCCCAGTCGCGGCGATCCGCCTCGGGGATGCTCTCTGGGCGGTGGCGACCGCCGGTCGGGGCCGGTGAGGACCAGGCCTGTCCGTCCCAGGGATTCCAGACGTCGGTGCGCAGGAAGCGGTTGGCGGCGTAGAGGGCGGCGGCGAAGGCCACGATGAAGGCCAGGGCCACGGGCAGGGGTATTACAACCGGGTTGAGCATCTTCGGTCCCTCCTCGGTGGTCGTGAACGTCTCCAGCATGCATCGCCCGCCGCCCTCTGTCAACCATGGCATTACAGCGCACGTCAGCGCGGATGCGGCCCATGGTCTCGGCAAGGTCAGTCCTGTAGGCTGGTGGTAGACGAACGCCCCGCAACATAGGTGAGGAACAGATATGCCTAGTTACAAGACGATGTGGCAGGAGGCGAGCCAGGAGATCGAGCGGCTGAAGGGCGAAGTCCAGCGGCTGCGCACCGCCCTCGCCGCCAGCCCCGACGACAACCTTCGCGAGCTGGAGCGGACCCGGCAGATCGTGGACCTGGCCGGTATCGCCCGGCACATGCGCGTCGAGCGGTTCACCCCGCAGCAGTGGAAGCAGCGCGGGCACCTCCCCGAGGTCGACTTCCCGGAGATCAAGGAACCGCTCTGGTACGCCTCGACGATCCGCGAGCACTTCGCCGAACGCACGCAGCGGGTCTGGTACGACCACCCCGAGTCGGAGCTGTCGCCCGCAGCCTGACGGGTGTAGAAAGAAGCAGCGCTCCGGGTCGCCACCCGAAGCGCTGAACGAACATCCAGTGAACCGTCACCACCACTGTCACCCCGGAGTCTACCGAGGCCATACAGGCACGGCAACTCACGAGGGTGCCCTATCTGAAAAGGGTCACCTTGTCGTTCGAGACTTTGATCTGGGTGCGTACTCAGAAGACCGGCAGCCCCATTAGCCGCGCCGTGCTGCGCGTGCTGGCCGACCATGCCGGGCAGGACCACTCCTGCTATCTGCGCACCAAGCTGATCACCGCCGAGACTGAGCTGAGCGAAAGCAGCGTCCGCAAGGCGCTCGTCAGGCTGGTCGAGAGCGGGTTCGTGCGGGTGTACGAGCGCTATGACCGCACCGGCAAGCGGGTGTCGAACCGGTACCAGCTGCTGCCTGAGGGCCGCGACACGCCGCCGCCGGACGCCGAGGACTGGGCCGACGTCAGGCAGCAGAAGGAAGGGGACACCCCCTCCCACACGGAGGGGCCCCTCTCCACGACGGAGGTACAGACCCTCTCCACGACGGAGGGTATTCCTTATTCAGAAGCATCTAGTTCTGAAGCAACTCCAGTTAAGGGCGCCGCTGCGCAGCGAGCGACGAGGATCCCCGACAACTACCAGCCGACCGAAGAGATGCGGGCCTGGTTCGTCGCTGAGCAGTTGGGGGCCGTAATTGACGGCCGGATCGAGCACGACAAGTTCGTGGACTACTGGCTGGGCTGCCCCGGCGTGAAGGGCCGCAAGGTGGACTGGCCCGCGACATGGCGCAACTGGATGCGCACGGCCGCCGAGCGGGCGCCCCGGCGCCCCGGTAACGGCCTGGTGCCGACGTCCGGTGCGCCGTACCGGCCGAGCACGACCGACGCCCGGATCAGTCAGGGGATGGCCCTGGCCGCCAAGTACGAGGAGCAGGGACTGTGAATCTTTCCGAGACCGCCCGGCTGTTGTCCGCGATGAGCGCCTACGACCGCCGGACCATCGGCGACGGCGACGTGATCGCCTGGCAGGCCGTCCTCCCCGATGCGGCTTTCGAGGATTGCCTGGAGGCCGTGAAGCAGCACTACGCCGAGCAGACCGACTGGATGATGCCCGCGCACGTCCGGCGCGCGGTCCGGGACATCGAGCGAGCACGGCAGATGTCGCCGTGGGCGCCCGGCCAGCACGGCGTGCCCCGCGACGAGGCGGTACCCGAGGTGACGCCCGGCGGGCGGCTGGCCCTGAGCGATCTCCCGGCGGCCGTGGCCGAGCTGGTGGCCCGCGTACGGGCCGACCTGCCGGAGGGCTCCAGGGAGGCGCTGATGCCCCGGACGGTGGCCTGGGAGCGGGAGCACGCCGCGTTCCTGCGGACGCAGAGCGCCGAGCCGAACCCGCACTACCGGCCGAGGGCGGTCGAGTGTGCCGACCCGGAGAACTGCTACGCGATGGACCACGCGCACAACTATCCGAAGACGGCCGAGGTCCGGCCGATGTGCCCCGTGGTGGACGGCCCGTGTCCCGGCGACGCCCAGGGGGCGATCTGTTGGGGGCCGTGCGGGCGCCAGGCCGAGGGCACGGCCAACTGATGGCGAGCGTGTACGGGGCGGCGTTCGACTCGGCGGTCCATCGGTGGATGGTGATCGAGAACGCGCACGACAAGCAGCATCCGGACCGCAGTAGGTGCGGGGGTGTGGGCGGGTGCTCGATGATGGCCGCCGCCGTCGACCTGGAGCACGAGATGGTCGACGCGCTGGACGAGTGGCGGCGCCGGGTACCCGCTTGACGGGTGGCGCGGCTCGTGTATGCTGGGCGTAGACAGTCCTTCAAGGAGGTACGCACATGCCGAAGCACGATTCCCTGGCCGCCGCCCTGGCCGCGTTCCAAGCCGAGCTGCCGAAGCTCCGCAAAGACGAGACCGCCAAGGTCACCGGGGAGAGCAAGAGCGGCGCCAAGATCAGCTACTCGTACGGTTACGCCGGTCTGGACGCTGTGGTCGAGGCCGTCCTGCCCGCGCTCGGCAAGCACGGCCTGTCCATCACCTCCAAGAGCGTCATCGACGCCAGTGGCGGCTTCATGCTGGAGGTGGCGCTGCTGCACGAGGGCGGCGACCGGGAGATCGGCTACTGGCCACTGCCCGACCCCCGCCGGGCCGGGCCGCAGGACATCGGCTCGTCGTACACCTACGGCCGCCGGTACCTGACCCTGGCTCTGACCGGCACCTTCCCCGGCGGGGAGGACGACGACGGCCAGAAGGCCCAGCAGTCGGCCCGCGATCGCTGGGAGGACGCCCGGCCCCGCACGGATCAGGCGTTCGACCAGCACCGCCGGGGCGTCAACGCCGACGAGCCGCAGGAGCCGCCCAAGCCGCCGAAGACGTCCTGGACCGACGCCGAGGTGTTCGGCTACCAGGCGAAGATGGTCACCTCCGAACTGGACTTGGCCGTCAAGGGCTACGACTGGATGGCCGGTAACGGCCTGCACGACCGCAAGGTCGGCAACCCGGCCGACGCCGCCGAGCCGCCGCGCACCGCGACGGACATCATGGCGTCCCGCCTCGGCGATGAGGCGCTGGCCCCCGACGCCACTCTCGACAGCCTCCACCACCTCAAGACCATCGCGACGGACCGGGCGCTGCTGAAGATCCAGGTCTCCGACACGGAGACCCTGGACCAGGTGCTCTTCGAGGCGCGGGAGCTGGCCCAGCACGCGGAGGTCGCGGCGGCTAAGGCCGACACGCCTGATCCGCAGGCTGAGTGATGCAGGCCAGTAGGGCGCTGGTGCTGTCGTTCCAGCGGGCCGGGTTCACCCTGGTCCGCTCGAACAGGCACTCGATCTGGCGCTGCCCCTGCGGGCACGCCCAGGTCACATCCCCGGCCACACCCGGCAAGGGCCGATCGGTGGACAACTGCAAAGCCGACATCGCCCGCACGCTGCGGGCCTGCCGCCAGCCGACCAGGGAGTGCGCGTGACGTCCGAGAAGAAGGGTCCGCTGAAGCGCCTCGCCAAGGCGCTGGGCCTGAGCAAGACCACCGGCGGCAACCACATCCCGTACGAGGGCTGCTGGGCCTGCTCGCTGGGCCACCACGGCATGCAGTTCGACAACGCCTGCACCTGTTGCAGGGCCAACCACACACGCTGAGGAGCGACATGAGCGACACGAATCCCGGGGCCGCCCAGGACGGCGACCCCGGGGGGCTGACGGACGCGGAGAAGCTGGCCGCGCTCGAGACGTACCTGAAGGTGCTGAAGCCCGCCGCCGAGACGCTGCGGGCGGCCGTCACCGCCGACATGGGCAGGCGTCACGTGGAGCGCGTCGGGGCGTACCTGCCCGACGGCACCAAGATGGCGGCCGTGGGCTACTCCGACGGGCGCAAGACGGCGCGGGTCACCGACGAGCCCGCGCTGCTGAAGTGGTGCCTCGAGACCCACCCCGACGAGGTGCAGACCATCCAGGTCGTGCGCCCGGCGTTCCTGAAGCTGATCCTCGACAACTCCAAGGAAGACGGGCTGGGCGCGGACCCGCGCACCGGCGAGGTGCTGCCGTTCATCGAGGTGGCGCAGGGCTCCCCGTACATCACGGTCACCACCACCGGCCCAGGCGTCGAGCGCATGGCGTCCCTGGCCAACGGATTCATCGGAATGCTGGAGGCAGTGAAGTGAGAAAGATTCTGCTGATCGGCGTCGCCGTCGTCGCGCTGGTCGCGACCACGGCTGGCGGCTGCGGCGGTAAGGACAAGGGCGACAAGTTCACCCGGGACTGCACGGCGCGGGGCGGCCACGTCTCCACCCACCGCGAGGGCCACAAGGTCACCAGGGTCTGCCTGCCGCCGCCGTCCGGCTGGTGATCACGATCTAGCGGAGTCCGGTAGGGCCGCTCCAACTGCGGCGGCCCGCCGGTCTGCGGCCCGGCCCGGCGGGTTCCGCGCACCGGGGTTCGGGCCTGTAGCTCATTGGTGGAGCGACCGCGTAGCGGAAGGTAGGCGGGTTCGATTCCCGTCAGGTCCACGCACAGATCCCCGACCTATCCGGCCCGGGGGTTTCTCAGCCGACGCCGGTTCGGGTGCACACCGGCACGGCTGGCCCGGAAATTCAGGAGTCCGGGCCAGCCACCATCTCGCAATCGTTTTTGATCATGGAGGAGAAGCAATGAGGACCCGTATCGCAGTCGCGCTCGGCGCGGCAGTGCTCGCCCTGGCCGGAGGTGTCGCCTGCGGAGGCGGCGCCACCCCGACCCCCACCCCCGCACCCACCAGCCGCCCCACCACCACCCCCACCAAGACCCCGCCGCCCACCGTCTCCGCCACGCCGCCCAGCTCCGACGCCACGGCCAGCGCCTCCGCACGGCCGATCAGCCTGGAGCAGCAGAACGCCGCCCGGACGGCGCAGGACTACCTGGACGGGCAGGGCTTCTCCCACAAGGGGCTGATCACGCAGCTCAAGTACGAGGGCTACTCGACCAAGGACGCCACGGCGGCCGTCAACTCCCTGCACGTCGACTGGTACGCGCAGGCCGTCATCGTGGCCAAGAGCTACCTGGGCAGTCAGGCATTCTCCCGCTCGGGGCTGATCAAGCAGCTGGAGTACGAGGGCTTCAGCGCCGCGCAGGCAGCCCACGGCGCCAAGGGCGCCGGTCTTTGAGCGATACCGCCCTGCTCGTGATGATTTTCGGTATCCCGGGCATCGTCGCGGCGGTCGAGTGCGTCGGGCGGCACTGGTCGTAACCTGTCTGCATGCAGCTCGCGCAGCTCGCCCGCGACCTCGGGTACGCCCTCAGCCGCTCCTTCGCCGTCACGCCCAAGGGCGCGGCGGGAGAGGAGCGGCTGGACGCCTACTGGACTTCCGGCGAGGGGGCCGCGAAGATCCGCTGGGCGGAGCCGTGCGCGTTCTGCCGCTGCCTAGACCACCTGGGCAAGTACGTCAACCCGAAGCAGGTCAAGGGGCACTGCGCGAACCTCGAGAAGCGGGCCACCGGGCACTACCCGAACCCGCAGCACAGCAAGACCAAGCACTGTCCCTGTTAGCAGCATCCTTGATGTATGCTGGTGACATACAGGAGGAGATGGGCAGGATGGACACCACCAGCCGCGTCAAGCTGTACCAGAGTCAGGGCAAGCTCACCCCCGCCAAGCGGCGCCGGATGATCCAGAAAGCGGGCCGTGACCCGTACGCCATCGTCGTCAAGGACGACGGCATGGGCTACCCGCCCGCCATGCAGGGCCTCAAGGAACTGGTCAGCTTCCGGCGCCCCGAGCCCGGCGAGCCCGAGCCGTTCTGACATGAAGTTCGAGGCCGCCAAGACCCTCGCGCAGGCCCGCTCCTTCGGCATGTGCGAGGGCTGTCGTGCGTTCACAGCCCTGGACCCGCACCACCGGATGACGCGCGGCTCCGGCGGCGTGCACGGGGTCGCCTCGGACGTCTCGAACGACTCCCGCAACCTGCTGATGCTCTGCCGGTCGTGCCATGACCGGACGCTCGACGACGCGGGCGCGTGCATGGCGGTCGGCTGGGTGATCGAGCGGCGGTCCGGGGTCGACCCGCGTGAGGTACCGGCGAAGATCCACACCGTGAACGGGTACGGCTGGTGGTACCTGACCGAGGACGGCGGCTACCAGTGGGCCGACGGCCTCAACCTGGACCCCGGCTACGCCCTCAGCTACAAGATCGAAAACGACGAGGAAGAGAGCAACGCATGACCCAGCCCGAGTACGGCACTGCCGACCACGCAACGATGATCACCTTCGGGAGGCACCCCGGCGTCCAGACCGCGCTGGCGTGGCTGGCCTTCTCCCACCTGCCCGAGACGCTTCAGAGCCTGTCCCGCCCGCTCTACGAGGCCGCCATCGGCCTGATCCGCCGCATCCCGAACGACTCGGCCGAGTTGACCACCGCGCTGAACACGCTCGTCGAGGCCAAGGACTGGTTCGTGCGCGCGGGCATCCGCAACGACCGGGGCAGGCCCGGCCCGGTGGCACGCCCGGCCACCGTCGTCGACCCGCCCGCAGTGCCCCAGGTGCGGACCACCCGGGATCTCCCGACGTTCGGACCGCGCTCGGTCCCGGATCGGCCCCAGGCATGAACGTCGACATCACCGGCCACGACGAGCACACGCTGACCGGCGCCCGCGAGGCCGTCGACAGGGCCATCCAGGAGGGTGGCGACGCGACCGTCGTCATCAGCGAACTCCAGAACGCGGGCATCCTGCTGCGGGAGCGCACTGAGGACATCGAGGGCGTCTCCGACGGCTACCACACGTTCGGGGAGCTGTACGACCACCGGCGGGCGCTCACGGCGGCACTGGCGGCCGAGCGCGCGGACATCTCCTGGCGCTCCAAGGCGCACCACCCCGACGACAGCCCCATGTTCGAGGGCGGCTACTTCATCATGGGGATCGACACGCCCCACGGCACGATCACCTATCACTACAAGCTGACCCACTGGGACGACTTCGATGCGGTACCCGAGTGGCCGCACGCGCCCAAGTGGGACGGCGCTACTCCGGGCGACACCGTGACCCGGCTCCTGGCCTGGGCACGCGGAGGCGAAGAGGTGCCGGTGCAGATGACCGCGACGACCCGGGTCATCACGCAGATCGGCGACGACCCGGGTCGTACGCGGACTGACGTCTGGTCGTGAGCTACGGCCCGAGCAGCGAATACGGGGCGACCTTGAGCTGCGCAGAGTCGACGTTCCAGAGCAGCTGCGAGCCGTAGAACTGGATCGGGAACGGGCCGACAAGCTGGGTACCGGAGGCTGTCGTCGGGATCGTGTACGAGCGCGGTCCCGTCGCCAGCCCATCCACCCCGGACACCACCTGCACGGACAGGACGTGCGTCGCGGCCCCGTCGGAGTTGAGCACGGCCAGCATGGTCGCCCCGTCGTTCGAGCTGACGTTACCGTTGGTCACGTCCCCGGCCACCGAGGGCGCCGGGAAGGCCGTCAGCGCGTTGCGGCTCACGCTGGTCACGTTCGTCGGGGTACGCCCGGCCATCGCCCCTCGTTTCAGGTAGTCCCTGCTGCGGGTACCAGTCTGGCATGTTTGCTCTGATCGCAGCGATCATCTGGTTCCTGGCCGCCTTCGGCGTGCATCTCGGCGACATCGACCTGCTGCTGCTCGGGCTGGCCTTCCTCGGCCTGTACTTCGCCTTCGGCACGGTGCTGCCGCTGGCACCCGCAACGTGGCGCCAGCGGCAGCCCTGACCCGCTCAGGTGGCCGGAGAGTCCCGTTCGGCGATGGCCTGGCGCAGATAGCACGCCAGGTCCAGCGCCTCCTCATACGCGTCTCGCAGGGCGTCCCGGCCGTTATGCGGCTGGAGCGCCGTCCCGTACCGCTGGATGCCGACCTGGAGGCGGACCGTCAGGTCGTCGATGACCATGCCCTGCACCGACGGTGCGTCATTCGGCGTCGGCATCGGCTGCTCGGCGTACGCCAGCACCACATCGGCCAACTCCGACCCGGTCACCTCGGCGGCGGGACGAGCTTGGCCGGGACGAGCGGGCGCCCCAGGTTGTCCTTCGGGTTCGCCACCGGCGTCACGTGCTGCCGGGCGTACGCGGTCAGCACCACCTGGAGAACACCGGCCGCGACATCCACCCAGTGGGCCGCCGTGCCGGTAAGCACCCCACTGGCCTGCAACACCACCAGCACCGCGAGGACCGTGGTGGCCCACACGACCAGGGTGGCGAGCGGCGCCTTCCGAAAGGGGTTCACCCCTGCCACCTCACACCCATCTGCGCCCAGGTCTTCGCGTCGACCTGCCCGGTGACCTTGATCCCGCGCATGCCCTGGTACCAGCGCACCCCGGCCTCCGTCTTGGGGCCGAACACCCCGTCGGCGGCACCAGCGTGCTTCGCGCCGATGAAGCGCTGCACGAACGTCACGTCCGGGCCACTCATGTCCGGGTTGGCGGACTTCAGTACGCGGGTGCCGGGGGCGTGGGTGGCGGGCTTGACCGGCGGCTTCGGCGCGGGAGGCTTCGGCGCCGGGCACGGGTTGAAGGCGGGGGCGCTGTTCTGCGCGGCCAGGTCGTAGCCGGTGCAGGTCGCGCCGTTGCCGTGCGAGCCGCCGTGCTTGCCGGAGATGTGCACGTGGTCGGTGTGCGGGTTGGAGCCGGTGTACTTGCGGGCCGCCCAGCCGACCGTGACCGACCAGATGACCCGGTTGTGGATCACATACTGGAGGTCGCCGTGGTGGGCCAGGCTCTCGTTCACGATGGCCTGCGCGCGGGCGCCGGTCACCATCGGGTCGATGGCGTGCACCACGCCGGAGGCGTCCTTGTTGTGGTCGGAGCAGGTGCCCTGGTGCGCCGCGTCGGCGATCCAGCCGACGACGACGCCGTTGCCCCAGCAGGCCCAGATCTTCTGCCGCCGCACGGCGAGGTTGTGCGCCAGCGTCGCGGCGACCTCCATCGGGATGGCGAAGAGGCTCGGGTCGAACGTCTCGGCCACGTCCGGGTAGTCGCCGAACGGGTCGTGGTCGGGGGCGTCCGGGCTGATGTACTGCTCGTACTCGGCGCCGCCCTGGTCCGTGGTCGGGCCGGTGAAGTCGGCCAGAGTGATGGTCGTGTCTTCGTCAGGCTGCATACGTCTCCTCCTCGCCAGCCGGTTGGCTGTCTGCCTTACGGTACGCCCCGGCCTGCCGGTGGCGGCGGAGCAGCTGAAGATCGAAAATGATCCAGGCCCGCCACGCCAGGACCAGCGGCATCCCCACGGTCAGCGAGCCCGCCCGCAGCCAGGCGAACCAGTCGGCCTCGCCGAACAGGACGCGCACCACGGCCAGGTCGAGCACCCACGTGAGCACCAGCATGTACCAGAAGACGTGCCAGCCGCCCCGGGAACGCCAGAAGCGGGCCAGGGCGGTGAAGCCGATGAAGCCAGCGGTGGAGAAGGCCGCCGAGATGAAGACGCCTATGGTGCCGAGCAGTTCCGGGGTCACTCGCCGCCTCCGCCTCGCAAGACCGCATCAATCAGTGGGCCGAGATGATTCTCCGTCCGCAACTTTTGCAGGGAGGCCGCCACGGCGTCGACGCGTGGGGCGATCCTCTCTACTTTCCGCTGCTGCTCCTCGGCTTGGTCGCGCAGCCGTTCGGCCTGGCGCACCGCCTCCTGGGCCTGCTCCAGCTCCTTGCGCCACCGCCACCACGTCACGAGGTACCACCTCGGCCTCTAGTGTCCCCCCGGCCCACTCGCTGGTGCAGGGCATTGAGGACTTTGTCCTGGTTCTCTGCGAGCACCATCAGTTTCCCCACCGAGTCCACGAGCGATTCGACGCTCTTAGTATTCGCCGCCACTCCGGCTTCGGCGATCTCGGCCCGCTTTTCGGCACCCTCTCGCAGCAAATCGGCCACTCGGCTAGAGAGGATCTTTCCCCTGAGCAGGGAATAGAACACCGTGAGTAGCGCCGTAACCAGGACTCCGATCAGATACCAGGGCAAATTCTGCGCGTTCACCAAGGTCATGTTGCCCCGTTCTCCCTATCCTGATGGATCATCCTTTCATAAAGGTCTGATGAATCAGGAGACGGTGGGCAGGGCAACCATCATCAGGCTCAGCGTCGGCGGGATCGCGTTGTCCGTGTTGAACGGCCCGGCCGGGGTGCCCGTCCAGAACATCTTCAGCTCCAGGAAGTCGCCCGCCGCCAGCTTCCACATCGAGATCATCGACGACCACTGCTGTCCGGTCACCGTGCTTACCGGACCGTACTTCCCCCCCTGCACGCCGGTGCCGCCGGTCGCTCCGTTCAAGGCGACCGTGACCTGAAAGGCGCCGCTCGCGCCCAGCGCACTGCCGAAGTTGATGCCCCCCATACCGCAGGCCAGCACCACGCACGCGGAGGGCGCTGTCAGCCGGGTCGGACTCCCCGCATTCCACCAGGCCCCATTCGCCAGCGGGCTGTTCGCCCCGTTGTTCAGCGCAACCGTGTCGAAGGTGATAGCGGTCAGGGCGGATTTTGTCAGGGACTGCACGGCGGCGCGAGACACCGCCACCGAGGCGAACTTCGAGAAATTGGCAGCCAGCGTCGCGGTCTTCACCAGCGCCGAATCGACATCCTGCGCCATCGACTGCACGTCGGCGGCGGAGACGACGTCATCCGTCCACGGATAGCGCAGCCGCAGGTAAGGCGTCTTACGCATGGTCATGTCAGGTCACCGGCCCCAGATACATCCCCCAGAAACGCGAGCCCAGCTGGACCGCCTTCTGAGTGCTTCCGTTGAGGATGAGCGTGCAACTGGCCGAGCCCTGATAGATGGGCGCCATGGCGAAGAAGTTGATCCACTCACCATTGGTGTTCGTGTCGTCGTTGCGCTGGTAGAAGTTCGACGAGGAGACGACGGTCGTCACCGGGTCGGTCGTATTGACGGCGATCTGCCCCATGTTCATATCCCCGACGACCGGCACACCCGAGACGATGTTGACCAGGATCGTCGTCCCGAACAGCCACCACGAGGGCTGCTGCGCGAGAGGCTGACTCCACACCGACGAGCCGACGGCCAGGCCCCCCGTGTTGTCCCATTCGATGGCACCGACCGACAGGTTCTGCGAGCCCGCGAGGAACCCGCTCCCGGTGACCGTCTGCCGCCCGATGAACGACGGGCGGCCCATGAACGCCCGGAACGGTGCCTGCTCGGCGCGGATATCCGCGTCGATCGACGTGGCGAGGCGGAAGGCGTCCTGCACGTCCGCGAAGTCGGGCGTGAGCGGATAGGGGTAACCCTCGACCGGGGTGTTTGCGCTCATGCGAAATAGTCCGAGACCTTGATGGCGGACATGGCCATGTATTTGATGGTATACGTCGTCGCCAGGTTGTTCGGGGAGAACGTAAAAGCGAACTGAATCGGCGTCGTCGGGTCGGTGGAATAGGTAAGTGCGGTTCCGTGCCCGGTTCCGCCGACGCCCTGATCGTTGGACTGCGACGGATTGGACCGCATGTTGAATGCGATCTGCCCGACGGTCGGCCCGCCGAAGAAGAACACCGAGAAGTAGTTACTCGCCGCCTCCACAAGCTGGATCTCGAAGGCGAGCAGCCAAATTCCGACCGGCAGGTAAAGCGACCTGGTGTCGTACCCGAGATTGGTATTCGTGCCGATGTTGAACTCGGTCGCATTGAACACGAGGTGGCCGAACGTGGCCGTATTGATGGTCACGTTGCTGTTGCTGACGCGCACGCGCGGGAACAGCCCGGCGAGCGAGGTCAGCGGGTCGATCGTCGCCATAGCAGCGTCGGCCCCGGCCGCCAGCGACTGGAGGGCGGTCTGCTTCGGGAACGTCACGGCCGGGTCGGCGCACATCGGGTCCGCCGAGGCGGGCATCGGCAGGCTGTACGAGCGGACCGCGACGCTGCGGTACTTGGTGGTGATCGTCCCCAGCACCGTCGACTCGTCGCGGCCTGCGATCCCGACCGATGTGCCCGAGGTGTAGTCGGTGAGCCCCGCGTCGAAGACGGTCGCCATCCAGCCGCCCGGCTCCAGCGCGCCGACCGCCCACAGCTTCAACGACATGACGTTCGTCTGGAGCGGGCGGCTCCAGAAGATCTGACACCGCAGGTTGTAGAAGGTGTTCGCGACGTACGTCAGCCCGGTCACCAGGGTCGTCGAGACGGTGGTGAGCGCCCCGGCGATGCGCTTGGAGAAGCGCAGCGAGACTGCGCCGCCGGTCGCGACCATCATGCTGGCGAGGTAGTAGTTGGAGGTGTCGGCCAGCTTCGCGACGAAACCGGCGGTGGCCAGGTTGGTGGCCGGGATCGCCGAGATCGCCACCTGCGCGGTGATGTCGACGTCCTGCGTCCGAAGGTCGACCCAGCCGAGGTTGTCCCCGGCGGCGGCGATCGCGATGCTGGCCGTGTTCGGCGCCACGTTGTACTGCGGCGCAGTGCCCCCGGCCAGCGTGTACACCTGCCCCGAGGTGGCGGCGCCGAAGCCGTTGGAGACGGTCCGGTTGAACGTGTCGCTATAGCCGGTGGTGGCCACATCCGCCCCCTAACTCAGTCGCTGGGTCGAGCCGGTAGACGTCTACGCCTTGACGATGAACTGCTCAGCCCACACGGCGGCCGAGATGACTTCGGCGGACGCGAGGTCGAGACGAGCACCGACGGCGAGGACTGAGTTGCCGAAGAACGGGTCGAGCAGGATGGTGAGCACTCCATCCGCTTCGCTCACGATCGACGCCGAGGAGTACTGGCCCTGCACCGCGCTGAGGATATCGGCGCTGTTCGTGCCGTCGTACAGGTAGTACGGCCTTGCCCGAACTGCGTATTCGATTGCCATTTTGTCTCCTTAAGCCAGCAGGGGATCGAGTGGATACATGCAGCAGAACTGGAGGATCGTCGGCGCAGTAACGGTCGGAGGGTCGAAGAGCGTGAATGCCCCCGCCTGGCTGACAACGAGCCGCACGTTCGTCGCGTTAATCGATCCGGGCAGGATCGCCTCTGCGGACGGCCCGGGGAGACTACCGGCGGGGAGAATCCCCGCAGGCCCCGTGACGGCGGCGTTGGATAGCTCCCCGGTCAGCTGCACGCTGTCGCCGACGATCCGGTACTGCCCGATCGGGGCGATGGTGCCGCCCCGGTCCGTCCAGGAGTTGAGGTAGCCGAGGCTGCTCATCGGCTGCCAACGGTTCAGCGCCGAGAGGGCGCCGAGGATCAGCCAGGACGAGTCCTGCCGAAACACGGCCACCGTGTCGCCCACGATCGGCACGTACGAGGTGACCACCCCGACCCCGGCCGAGAACTGGCCGCCGGACACGGAGATGGTGATCGCGGTGGCGGACACTGCGGTGATGGTGGCGGTGCGCATCCCGTTGGGGATCCCGGCCGTCTTCTGCGTCTGGTGGGCCAGCTTGGTTGTCACGAGGTCACCGGGGCGTACGCGCGCAGGCTCAAGGGCATGTCTCCGGTCTCGCGCAGCGGCAGGGTGAACCCGACGATCACCTGCGTGCTGGAGGCACCCTCGGCGTTCATGGCGATGAGGTCGCCCAGCTGAAGCGACGCGTCGGGGACGATCGACACCGGATCCCAGACCTGGGTGATGGCGGTCGCCGCCTTCAGCGTGCTCTGGGCGGCGGCCAGGCACTGCGACTGGGTCAGCGCCGACTGGTTCTGGATCAGCAGCGGCTTGCGGCCGAAGTTGCCCAGGTAGTTGGTGGGGCTCCCGGCCGCCACGTCACGCACGATGGCGTACACCGGCGCCGAGCCGTCCTGGCGTTCCGAGGCGAAGACCACCGAGTTGTAGACGCCGGTCCGGGACACGGTGATCGTCCAGTCGGCGATGGCGTTGTTCACCCCGGGCGCCGCGTTGGTGCCGTCGGACATGGTGAGCTGCGCGACCTGGCCCGGCTTCGTCCACGGCACGAACCGCTGCACGAACGACCCGTCGGCGAGGGGGTACCACAGCATGGCGACGGTGGCGCTCATGTCGTCCAGGGCCTGCGCCCGGTCGGACTGCCACGCCAGCGGGGGGATCTTCACACCGGTCAGGTCGCAGGTGCCGAACACGGCGTCGCCCAGCGCGTCCTGCACGAGGCGCCGGAACTCGGTGCTGATCGTGTTGGCGGGGATCGACGACTGCGGCGTCTCGAACAGCGCGTCCACCACGTCGGCGGCGAGGTCGCTGCCGGTCAGGCTGACCTGCCCGGCGCGGGTCATCTGGACCTGCTCGATGCGCCCATAGAACACCGGGAAGGAAACTATCGAGCCATCCCCGTACGTGATGCCCCGGGAGACGCGCAGCCGGTTCCCGAACGGGGTCAGCAGCCCGCCCGTGTCGACGCTGCCGTTGCTCTTGAGCGGGAACCAGGACCGGTCCAGCGACAGGGTCAGAACGCGCGCCACGCGGCTGTTGAGGGTGGCGCGCACGCTGCCGTCAACAAATGGCAGGTCGGCTTGCAGCACGTTGCCCTGCCGGTCCAGCACGTCGATCCGGTTGTAGGCGGTGTGCGGGCGCGTCAGCGCGTCCCGGTATTGCGCGTCGAGACCTCCAGCCCAGACCATCAGCCCGCCAGCCCGTCCAGGACCTGCGTCCACGTCAGCCCGGCGCCGGTGACGCCCGCCCAGCTCGCGAACCGGTTGCAGGTGTCCGACCAGCGCGCGGCCACGGTGCCCTGCATGGGGCCGCCGGGGGCGCTGGTCACGGCGTGGGGCATCGAGAAGACGCGCAGGGGGATCCGGTGGTCGGGCAGCACCCGGGAGATCGTGTCGGCGCCGACCGAGAGGTACCGGTCGGGCAGGCCGTATTCGTCGGGGGCTTGGAACAGCAGCGGCGAGCCGGGCGCCAGCAGGGCGACCAGCCGGTCCCGGTCCGGGAAGGTGCGGGATACCAGCGTCAGGGTGGACGTGACGGAGCTGCGCTGCTTCGACACGACGACCGGGTTCGGCTGGTTGTTGATGTTGAAGGTGGCCGCGTTGGCCGCCTGCGACTCGACGTCCAGGCTCTGCCAGAAGACGCCTTCGGCGGGGATGCACAGCGGGTTCGGGTCGAACGCGAAGTCGACTCGCACGTTGTTGCCGGGCCGCAGCGGGTCCTTGAACCGGCAGGCACCCAGCGAGGGCAGCAGCGCCGCGCCCGAGGTCGCCGACCCGGCGGCGCTGACCATGGTGATCGTGCTGATGCTGACCATGACCGTCGCGGCGGGGGTGCCCGTCATCGTGACGAACATCTGCACGGACACCGTGTTGGCGGGGGCCACTGCGGTGGCCGTCACGGTGGTCGCGGCGAGCACGGTGGCGGCGGTGCTCGGACTCGTCAGGATCGCCCCGGCGGCGTCCCGGAAGGTCATCCCCACGGTGACGGCCTGCGAGACGTTGGCGGACAGGACGGCCGTCACGGTGAACGAGGCGCCCGGGGTGGCCGGGATGTCCTCCGCCCGGATCGTGGGGGTGGTGGTGGCCCCGCCGGTGAAGAAGGTCAGGAAGTCGGCGCCGGACCGCGTGGAGGTGGGCTGAATGATGACGGCCGGGTCGGTCGGATACCACGGGTCGGTGTAGCCGTCGACGAACGTCGGGTTGGCGTTCAGGGTCACCACGGGGGCGGTGGCGGTGTAGTAGACCGCGCTGTCCATGGGCGCCTCGGTGTCGTACAGGACCGCCTTGTACCCGGCCTGCATGGGCGCGTACGCCACCCCGGCGATGGTCGTCGAGGAGCCGTGCCCGCGCACCGGCGTGGCCGCCCCGGTGACCGGGTCGACCCGGTTCACGAGGGCGTACGGGGCGTCGATGTCGCTGAAATCCAGGTCGAGCCGGACCTGCGCCTTGGCTACGTCGGCGGTCGCGACGATCGTGGACACCCGCTCACCTCGTCCCGTACGCGAGTTCGTTGGCCTGGTCGTTCATCTTCTTATCGATGCGCACGTCGAGGATATCGGTGATCTCCCTGGTGCCGAGGTAGACCTTGACCAGCGTGGTGCCCGCGCTGCCCAGCTTGCTGCCCAGCATGTCCAGCAGGCCCGTGCTCTTGGCGACGGCCGCCGCCTTGGCCGGGTCACCCATCGGGATCACGGCCTCCGGCCCGGCCTCGCCGACGACCGCGAGGGTGGGCGCGTTGACCAGGCCGCCGGACGCCAGCATCGGGATGTGCGGCAGGCCGATGTGGATGAGGCTGCCCACCCGGTCGATGCCGGAGTTGAAGCCGCTGATCACGGAGTTGATGCCGGACTTGAGCCCGGCCAGGATGTCGTGCCCCACGTTGCGCATGAACCCGGAGATCCGGCCGGGCAGCCGCATGACGAAGCCGACCACGGCGTTGGCGCCTGACTCGACTTCACTCCTCGCCCAGTTCCATGCGCTGCGGAACGCGCCGCCGATGATGCCGGGCAGCCGGTTCATGAACGAGGCGATCTTGCCGGGGAGCTGGGTGAAGATGAAGACCACGGCGGCGACGTCGGAGAGCAGCAGCGTCTTGCCGAGCGTGAAGGCCAGGTTCCACAGGTCGACGAACAGGTGCCCGATGCCCTTGACTGCACCCCAGACCAGGCCCGGCATCGTGAGGAAGTAGGCGATGATCAGTCCGACTCCGATGCCGATCGCCATACCGGCGGCGTGCAGGGCGCCCAGGAAGACGTTCGCGAGCAGCCCGGGGAGCGCGCTCAGGGCCGCCCAGATCCGGCCGGGGATGCTGGAGAAGAAGCCGGGCAGGGTGACCGTGAACCAGTTACCGATGTTCGTGCCGACCGAGACGATCCACTGCCAGATGGCCTGGAAGAAGCCCGCGATGGCTCCCCCGGCGGACTTCAACGCGCTGGTGACCGCGCCCCAGTTCTTGTAGATCAGGTACGCCCCGGCGGCGATGGCGACGGCGGCGAGGATGATCCAGCCGACCGGGTTGAGCGCGTCCACGATCGCTTCCCACGCGGCGACGGCGACGAGGGCCACCCGGTACGCACCCCAGGCGATGACCGCAGCGCCCAGCAGGTCGGGGTGCTTGGCGAGCAGGTCGGCGATGCTCACCAGGAACGGCGTGATCGTCTTGAGCGCGCCCGCCAGTTCACCGGCGAACGTGCCCGCCAGCGTCACGACCATCGGGAGCAGCGGCGTGAGCACCTGCGCCATGGTGCTCAGCGCGGTGTTCAGCAGCAGGAAGAGGTTCGCCAGCACCTCCTTGCCCTGCGCGGTGGCGAAGAAGGCCGCCAGCTGGCCGATGAGGCTGGACAGGAATCCGAGGGCCTGCGCGCCGTCCGCCTGGAGGGCCGAGATGATCGACGTGACAAGATCGAAAACGTTGCCGATAAGGCCGCCGACCTGCCGGATGATCACCAGGGCGTCGTTGAAGAACTTGGTCAGCGCACCCGAGCTGGCCGCCTGCGCGATGAACGCCGAGAACATCGTCAGCATGTGCGCGAGACCACCGGAGAGGGTGGCGAACAGCGGACCACCGGCGGCGGCCAGGGTGACGAACGCGCCCGCGACCGCGCCCAGCGCCGGGATGAACGGCTGGATCGCCTTGTGCGCGGACACGAAGATCGACGCGATGTCGGCCTTGCGGTTGCCGAAGGCCCGCAGGAAGTTGTCGGCGACCTTGCCCAGGTCCACCGAGAGCGCGATGAAGCCCTTGTGCAGGGTCGGCAGCAGCTGGTGCGAGACGTGCGTCAGCGTGCCCTCGAGCTGGTTGAAGAAGACGTTCTGCACGTCCTGCTGCAACTGGTGGAACGCCGGGTGCAGGGCCTGAATCTCTTTCACGAACTGCCGCGCGCCCGGCGAGAGCTTCTTCATCGCCGCGTCGAACTGCTTGGCCTTCGCCGGGTCGAAGGCGTACTTGAGGGCGTCGCCGACACCGGAGAAGGCCATCTTGAGGGTGGCCGCCGCCGCGACGGCGGTCAGCATGGCGGCGGGCAGGGTCGCGGCGAGGGCGGTAGCGGCCGGGGCGAGGGCGGCGACCAGCTGCACCGCCATCGCGATCAGGGCGGGCATGAAGGCGGTAGTGGCGACGGCGAACCCGGCGGAGAGACCCTTCCAGAGGGAGTTCCCGCCCTTCCTGCCCTCCTTCTTCATGTTGTTTTCGATCTTGTTGTCGACGCCTTTGCCCAGCTCGTCGGCAGCCGACTCGCCAGCCTTGGTCGCCGACTTGTCCAGCTCCTCGAACCGCAGCCCCTTGGTCTGCTCGTCGAGCGCCTTCTTGATCTCCTGCCGCAGACCCGGCGTGAACTTCGACAGGTCGGCGAACACCTGAACGAACGCCCGCCCCAGAACTCCAGCCATGGATCAGGATCCTACGGGTGCGGGAGGCTGGGCCTGGCCCATCAGGGCCGCAAACGCCGACTCGGCGGCGCGAGCGTCATACATCTCCTCCGGCTTCACACCCTCCACACCGATCGGGGGGAGCCTCAGGTCGATGTCGAACTTGTTGCGTTCCTTCTCGTCCATGGTGCGCACGCAGATCACGTAGATGGCGTTCAGTGCCGCCGCGAGACTCACCGTGTTCAGGTCCACCCCGAGCCGGGTCAGCTCCCCGCCGATGATGTGCCAGCTCTCCCCCGACGAGCGGATCAGCCGGTCCGCCTCCCACCACGGCCGCCCGGCCGCCGCCGTCAGCAGCTCCCGGGACCGCACGGCGATCAGCTCGGCGGTCACCGTGCCGTCCAGCAGCAGGTCCGCCACGCGCTCCTCCGCGTCGCCGTCCATCAGCCCGGGGATCAGCGGCAGCGGCACGTCCTCGTCGAGGATGGCCACGAACCAGTCGACCGCCGGGTGCGGGGGCACCCTGAAGGTGTCCCCGCCCAGGTCGACCTCAATGGCCCAGATCCGCAGCGCGGCGAGGGCGTCAGCGGGCATCGCTTGGCAGCTCGCCGCAGTGGTGAGAGTCCGGGGAGCCCCACACGTAGCCGTGGGAGCAGGCCGCCGGGGTGTTGCCCCGCAGGATCCGGTCCCTGTCCTGACGACCGGCGGCGTAGCCCCGGACGTGGCCCTCTCCGCGCCCGATCGTCCGGCCCGTGTCGAAGGCGACCTTGCGCAGGTGATCGTGGCGCCAGAAGTGGAACGGCAGCCACGTCGCAAGCGCCACGTAGGCGATGAGCTGGATCGGCCAGGGCACGTACCGGGCCAGGTACTCCGTCCACGGGATCGTCCCCGCCGGATGCAGCAGCCCTGCGACGCACTCCATGACGATGGCCGTCAGGGTGACCCCGAGGAACAGGATGCTCCAGATCAGCCGCTTGCGGTTGAGGCCGCTCACACGGTCACCTCCGGGTCGAGCCGGGCGCAGGCGCCCTCGGGCAGGGCGCCGCCGTCCTCGTGCGGCACCGTGTACGACATCCCGCCGTCGACCGCGACCAGCTCGCCCACCGGCCAGGTTGCCGGTGTCGGATCCTGACCTTCCGGGACCGCGATGCGGGTCAGGTCGTAGTCGATCAGGACGGCACCGCACCAGGCGCAGCGCTGCCGCAGGAGAGCGCCGACCCGCACGTACATCCCGGTGATGTGGATGACGGCGTTCACCGGCTCCGCCGTACCGCTGCCACCTTCTTGGCGGGGGTGGCCTGGCCGTTGAACTTCTCGCCCGCCGTGCGGATCGAGCCGAACACGTCCACGGCGGACACGTCCCCTTCGATCATCGCGTCGTCGAGCCAGTCCTTGTCCTCGTCCTTGACGATCATCCCTTCGACGATCTTGCCGAGGGTGCCGAGGTTGCGGATCAGGCGGTCTCGCAGCTCCTGCGGGATCTCCTGATTGTTTTCGATCTTGGGCAGGCCGCGACTCACCCGGGCCAGCACGACCAGCGCACCGTCCGTCGGCCTGCGCATCTCGACCTGGCGGTCGCCCAGCTCGACCATCACCGTCAGCTCGCTCACGAGAGCCCCATCTCGGCGCCCCAGGCGGTCAGCGCCTTCGCGGCCTGCACGATGTGCGGCATCACGTGGTGGTCGTGCCGGAACAGGGCGGTGTCCGCCCACATCTCGACGTCGGCCAGGCTCGGCGACCCCGCCGACGGGTCCGGGGCGGGGGTCGGGGCGGGCTGCGACTTGGCCGTCCAGAAGTAGACGTCACCCTCCCGCTTGCGCAGCTCCCACCAGTCCGAGGCCCGCAGGTACCAGCGGCCCTGCGCACCCCACGCGGGACCCCACGAGTTGTTGCCGCCGACCAGCAGCACGCCGGTGCCGTTGCCCGGCGCGTCGGCCGCGACGATCTCGTCCACGACCAGCTCATGGCCGCCCGCGAGACCCGACGGCACGCTGACCTCGAGCAGGCCCGACGATCCGGCGTTGAACATGCTGTTGAACCAGGGCAGGCCGGTGATCCCGGGCCGGTCCATCAGGGCCTGCAACGACGCGTCGAGGTCGAGGGCCGCCTGATAGCCGGACGTGATGCCCGCCTGGACCGCCATCTTCGACGAGGTGAGCCCGTCGGAGCCGGTGTCATCCGGGGCGTACGTGCCGGGGAAGCCGTCGTTGGCGGTGTTGTCGTGGTACCAGGAGACCGCGCCCGCCTCGTCCGGCGCGTACCGCCAGGGCTGGCTGCCGGGCGCGTAGAACGGCTCGTGGTAGGCGCACGAGGTCGCGGCGTTGCCGGTGCACGAGCCGATCTGGCCCTGGTCGAGGACCGCGATGTGCTGGGCGTGCCGGACCGAGGTGACGATCCCCGTCGGCGGCTGGAGGGCGTACGCCTTCGACCGGCTGTCGAGGTTGACGTTGCGGCCCAGCAGCGGGTGCATCGGCAGCCGCTCCCGGTAGATGCTGACGACGCTCACTCCGCCACCTCGATCTCAACGGCCGAGATCAGCCGCTGCTCGGAGACGACCAGGCAGATCGGGCCGTTCGTGCCCCCCTGGCGGAAGACCAGCGTCTCGCCGACGGGGGTCACCGTCACGTTCACGGAGACCTCGGCCGTGGCGATCGGCTGTTCGCCAGCGGTATTCCATGACCCGTCCTGCCAGGTCACCTTGAGCTTCTTCACTGCTTCTCCTCCTACACGTCTCCGCCGCCGCTGGCGTCTGCTGCGGCGGCGCTCTGCATCCTGTAGCCCTCGCTCGTCGCGACCTCGCGCAGGGCGTCCCTCAGCCATGGCTTACCTCGCCGGGCAGGCTGGTGGACCCATCTGCGCACCATCGGCTGGCCGTGCCAGACGAACGCGAGGGCCTTCTTCTTCTTCGGGTAGATCGTGAGGGCGCGGCGCCCCTCGTGCACGGCGAGCGCGTACTTGACCTTGGTGAAGACCTCACCCGTGATCTTGTTGGCGCCGTTCGTGATCTTGAACTGGTGGCTTGCCCGCAGGTTCCCGTGGTCGACGGGCACCAACACCCGGGAGCGGTTGAGCACCTTCAGCGTCGTCTTCACGACCTCGCGACCGACGTCGTCTTGCAGAATGCCCTTGATGACCGGCAGGAACAGGTCAACCCTGACCGACTTCACCCCGCCCGGCATCCGGAACCTCCTCCGTCACGTCCCGAAGATAGCCGGTATCCACATGCTGCGTGGCCCAGAGGTCGGCCGCGTCCTGCGTGAACCGGTCGCCCACGTCGAGGGCGTTGAAGCTCACCAGCACCTCGTACGTGCGCTTGCCGGTCTTACGGCCCGTTCCGGGCATGGCCACTCCCTCAGCAGTCCGCGCACGGCGCGGGCACCGACACGGTCACCAGCAGTTTACCGCCGGTGCAGCCGCCTTCGACCGGCAGCGGCGTCCACTCCCCGACCGCCCGGCGCTGCGTCGGCCGCCAGCAGCACGCCGCCGTCCGGCGCATCAGCGTCTGGTGGACCATCTGCGTCGCGGCGGCCGTCGACCAGTCCGCCGTGCTCGGCGGGTCGACGTTGTCGAACGTGTCGTCCGAGGTGGACCAGGGCATGCAGAACGCCACGCCCATCTCCAGCACCACGGCGTACGCGAGGGGGCCGCACGGCAGCCAGGTGTTGTCCGGCGCCGGGAAGCTGTCCCAGGACGGGAAGATGTTGGCGATGCGCACCCACGCCAGCCCGGCGCAGCACTCGTCGACGTTCGCGCCGACCAGCGGGCCGGTCTCCTGACCCAGGCGGAGCTGGATGTACTTGGGCGGGCTGGCCTGCGTGTTCAGCTGCGTGGTGAAGCAGGCCAGCAGCTGCTGCGCGACCGGCATGCCGATCGGATCCGACGGGGCGGTCATGGCCAGGTGGTGATGCGGGTCGGGGACTGGTCCATCGAGAACACCTTCGGCGACTGCGTGAGACGGCCGGGGTTGAACTGCACCACCAGCTGGTCGACCTCGTTGAGGCCGGTCAGCCCCCGGTCGAGGTAGGTGTTGACGCCGGGGAACTGGATGGAGACGCCCGCCCTGGTCAGCGACTGCATGCGCTGCGGCAGTCGGCACGGCTGGCCCGCGATGGCCTTGCCGATCTCGCAGGCGAGGATGCTGGCGGCGTTCAGCGCCTCGTCCGGCACCGCACGGCCGAACACGCCGGTCACGGACCAGGTGTCCGTCACGCCGATGTTCTTGTTCAGGTCCTGGCACTGCGGCCAGCAGGCACCGTCGGTGCGGACCAGCAGGAACCCGTTGTCGATCCGGTACGCGCTCGGGTTCACGGTGGCGCCGTCGATGATCACGGAGGTGATCGAGACGGTCTTCGGCAGCTCCACCTCGCAGGAGGCGCCGCAGCAGTTGATCCCCGCGCACCCGGCGTTGTGCCACACGCCGTTCTGGATGTAGAGCGGGTAATAGCTGTTGCCCTCGTCGGTGCCCCACGGATTGATCAGGTTCACCGGGTACGTCTGGTACAGCGGCGGCAGCATGGGGGCGTTGCACGGCCTGAGCGTGAGACTGACGGTCCCGAACTGCCGACCCGTCAGCGTGTACAGGGTGAACGTCGCCAGGTTCAGGGCGAGGTCTTTCTGCGCCTGCGTCAGCCCACTCCAGGTCGTCGAGCAGGCCGCCATGTTCGTGACGGTCCAGCCGTTCGGCACCGCGCTGGCCATCCCTGCCCCCTCCTTGCGGAGCGGGAGCCGCCGAACCGGCGACTCCCGCGCTTACCGTTGGTTGCTCAGGACGCGCAGCCGCAGGACGCGGCGGGCGGTGCGAGGTACGTCCACTGAAGGTGCCGGTGGGTGTCGTTCGGCAGAGCCACCAGCAGCTTAGCCGCCGCCCCGTTGGTCATGTTGGCGAGCACGTTCTTGGGGCCGGTGCCCCAGTTGGTGCCCTGCTTGGTGCGGCCCGACACCGTGAACGAGATGGCACCGTTTTCGACCTTGAGGTCGCCGACGGTCCCCTCGATCACGTTCGGCATGAGGAAGTACCCGTACGGCACCAGCGAGAACGTGCCGAGCGTGGCGCATGCGGGCTGGGAGATGTTCGACCACACCTCCAGCCCGAACGCGTTGGTCGCGTAGTTGCTCGTCCGCGTCTGGAAGCCCACCGCCGCCGGGGATCCGGCGTCGTTGAGCACCAGCGTGGAGCCGGTGATCAGGCCGAACAGCTCCGGGTCGACGTTGCAGAAGGTGATCGTGACATCGATCCACTTCAGCTGCTTCGGCGACTTCTCGTTGACGCACATGATCCCGGCCGCGTTCAGGACGATGATTTCCTGACCCGACTCGACCTGATCCTGCATCTCCACCGAGACGAAGCCGGTCGAGACGGCCGACACGCAGGAGCCCACCTTGGGCGTCCCGCACGAGTCGACCGCCTGGACCCGCATGGTGGTGCCCTGAATAGGCGCCTGACATACGGCCACCATGTGTTACTCCTTGGCCTTGTCGGCCCGCTTGGTGCGGGCCGGGGTGGTCTTGTCTTCGGTGTTGGCGGCCCGGGCGGCGTTGACCCGCCGCTGCTCGTCGGCCGCGTAGGCGTCCCCGTCGACCGTGGGTACGGGCTGGTCGTCCGCCTTCTCGCCGTCGTTTTCGATCTTGGCGCTCCAGCGGTCAGCGCGCTCGGCGTTGAACGCCTCGGCCACATCCTCCGGCACGCGGAAGGACAGGGCCGCATCGTTCTCGCCGCGCACGGCCTCCACGACCCGGGGGTCGTAGCCCTTCTCCTCGGCGACCTCGATCAGTCGCGTCGCCACCTCGCTGTGCGGCTCGTGCTCGTTGACGAGCACGACGGCGACGTTGTAGTCAGCTCCAGTTGCCATCTTCCACTCCTCAGTACAGCGATCCAGCAATGGCCGCGCCGGTCGACGCCGTCATGGCGGCCAGGTTGACCAGCACGAAGAAGGCCACGCAGTCGACCGTGGTGGCGTACGCCTGCTGGGCGGTCGCCTGCCAGGCGTTACCCGACCGGTCGAACGTGCGCTCCGGCGGCGTGACGTACACGGTGGGGTCACGCCAGACGGTCACCGCACCGGTGGCCACGAGGTACGCGGTACCGGCCACCGGGGCCGACGCGTCGTTGTTCGGCTTGTTGCCCGAGTAGCCCCGGCCGAAGGACCACACGTTGCCCATCGGCGTGAACTGCACGCCGGTAAGCCCCTTGGGCGCGCGCTGCGGCAACGGCATCATCTGCCGCTCGACCAGGAACGGCGTCAGCACCGGGCGGCAGTGGATGATGCCCGGGTAGCTGTACGCCGACAGGGCGTCCTCGAGCAGGCCCACGCCGTATTCGAGCGTGACCGCCGTGCCCGGCGTCGGGGTGATGTCGAGGATGCCGGAGCCGCCGTTCAGCTCCGGGCGAACCAGCGCGGCCTGCACGTCCGCGTTGCCGCCCCAGAACGCCTGCTCCGCGACGAACTGGGCGTTGTCGTCGAGCCGGACCCGCAGCCGCCGCTCGACCTCGGTCGCGTCGTACGGGAACGTGCCCGCCTTGAGGGTGGCGCCGACCTGGTACGGCAGGCCGATGGCCGTGCCGTCACAGCCGTCGAACGGGCTGAGGGTGATCGTCGGGTTGGAGCAGGAGGCCGCCGCGATCAGGTGGGCCTGGCCGCAGTGCTCCTCCAGGTACTGCACGCCGCCGACGGCGCCGTGGTCCGGCAGCGGAAACGGGCCGTTGGCAGCTGCCAGCAGGCCGTACCGGATGGTGCCGACCGCAGGCTGATCTACGTAGACCGGCCCGGTCAGTGGCGTAAGGGTCGCCATCGGGTTGTCCTCCCTTCCCGTAGGTGTTCCCGCACCGGGCCGTCCTTGCGGACGGCCCGGTGCGTGGTCTGGTTACGGGTTGGTCGGGAAGACGCCCTGCGTGGCGATGACCGCCTGCGCGTTCAGCGCGTACGAGGCCGCGCCGTCCGGGATGAGGCCGCCGCCGATGTTGCCGATGGTGTAGACCCGGCTGTCGAAGCAGGTCTTCGCCGCGAGGATGCCCTGTTCGGTGAAGAGCTGGGTCGTCTTGTTCTGCGCCAGCAGCGTCGAGTCGTACACGGTGTCCAGGGTGATGATGTCCGCGTTGCCGCGCACCCAGGTACCGGCCGCGTAGAGCAGGAACTGCATGGTGTGCGGCCAGTCCTGCACGAAGTCCGTGGAGGTCGGGCTGGCACCGAACTGCTGCCACACCGACGGCGCGCCGGACGGGTAGGCCGCCCAGTAGAAGGCGTCCTGCCAGTCGTACACCCACTGCACGCGGGCACCACGGACGGACAGCCAGTCGGCCATCTTCGCCATGGTGACGGCGAACTGGTCGCCGGAGGTGTCGCCGTCGAGGAACTGGCGGCGGGAGACGTCCGCGCGGATCCAGGACTGCACCCAGTACGGGAGCACCACTTCGAGGGTGGAGCCGAGCGCCATCCGCTGGCGGTACTTGTAGTCCTGGATGGCCATGTCGATGGCGCTGAGCAGGGTGGAGACCACGGAGTGGTCGGTGGCCCAGGTGGTACCGGCGCCGGGGGTGTGCGCGGTGACGTTGCTGGGCAGCGCGAGCGCGGTCGAGCCGGTCACCAGCGCGTTGATCATGAACTGGTTGATCTTGTGCGTGTGCGCGACCATCGCGCCGCGCACGAACCGGGCGATCAGCTCCGGGTAGCCCCGCAGCTGGAGCAGATCCGCCTGAATCGCCAGGCCGTCCGCCTCGAGCCGGGTGTCCGTGAAGGACGGGCACGGCACGCTCATGGTCGGCTTCGTGACACCCGAGATGACCTGCGCCTCGGTGTAGTGGAAGTAGCCCGCACCCGAGTAGATCGACGAGAAGTCCGGGCCGGTCGTGTACTTGATGCCGCCCCGGGAGACGTTGATCTCCGGGATGTCCAGCAGGCCGTCCGAAGACTCCAGCTCGCACAGGTCGTAGATGACCTCCGACGGGGCACACCAGCCCGCACCGGCAGCCGTCAGGCTGTTCGGCGACGCCTTGCGCGCCAGCGCGATCGACGCCAGCAGCGAACCGCCCGGCAGCCGCTTCTCGGAGGACGCGTAGTCGATGACCGCCGTCGCGTCGTCCGCGAGGCCGCCCGACGCGGTCAGCTCCTTCGGGTACTCCAGCTTGAACTGCGCGATCGGGTCACGCCGCGCGCCGCCCGCGCCGCCCATGGCGGAGTACTGGAGGAACGCCTTCTCGACCGCCTTGCCGACCTTCGTCCAGTCCATCTCGGAACCGGCCGGATAGTCGGAGCTGTTGGCCCCGGCGAGGATGACGGCCGGAGCCCGCTGCGCCACCGTCTCGGCGGGGACAGCGGGGGTGGTCTGGGAGGCCACCGCTGCGACGCCCGGAGCGGTCGGCTTCGCAGCCGCCGCCGCCGTGGTGGTCGCTGCGGGAGTCTCCGGGGTGCCGGTCCCCTCGGTGCCCGCGCTCTCGGTGCTCGCGGCGGTGTCGGTCTCGTCCTCGTCGCCGAGGCTGTCGGAGAGGGCGGCGAAGGCGCCAGCCGCGCCGGTACGGCGGGTCTTCTCGGCGTCGACGCCCTGGACGATCTTGGTCAGCTCGCGCATCGTCTCGATGTCGTCGCCCGACACGTCGGAGACGTCCATCTCCGCGTAGGTCGCTGCTGCGGCACGGGCCTGCGAGCGAATCGAAGCCAGGTCATCGGTCGGCACGGCGGTGAAGACGTATTCGCCCTCGCCGTTCTTGTCGCCCGGAACCGTGAACGGCAGGTTCACTGTCACTGCGGTCTCTCTTCAACTTCGAGCGCTCCGCCGGACCGTGGCAGCACGGATACACCTGCGGGCGATCATAGCGGTAGTCTGCCGTTTCACGGAGGAGGAGGCCGTATGTCCGAACACTTCACGCCCGAAGGCGTCGGGAAGCTGCTGCACGAGGCAGATGCCATCAACGCCAAGCTCGACCTGGACCGGGTCATCAATCCCCGCGCCGGGGAGAAGGTCTGCATCGGGGTGCCGCACCTGAACGAGGGCGGCTGGAACTTCATCGAATCGGCCCTACGAATGGTCGCGTACGACAAAGCCCACGGCGACCACCTGATGCACAACTCCGGCCTGATGAACAACGGCGCCTTGGCACCCGTGTGGGGCCGCTCGGTGGAGCTGTCCCACGCGCGCAACACCGCGACCGCCGCGTTCCTGTCCAGCGATTCGGAGTGGCTGCTCTGGTGGGACTCGGACATCGGCGCCGAGCAGGACGCGCTGGAGAAGCTGCTGGAGGTCGCCGACCCGGTGACGGCGCCGATCGTCGGCGGCCTGTGCTTCATCGAGGGCGAGTACTCGCACGACTTCCGGGGCGGCCTACGGTCCAGCCTGGCCCCGACGCTGTACGACTGGTCGTGGACTGAGCCGAAGTCGGGGATGCCCGGCGCGTACAAGCTGGTCACCCGTCAGGACTGGGCGAAGGACTCGGTGACCCGGGTCGGCGCGACCGGCTGCGGGTTCCTGCTCACCCACCGCTCGGTGTACGAGAAGATCTCCTACTGGCTTCAGGAGCAGGGCGCCCCGCCACACATCTGGTTCGAGCGCATCCCCGGGCCGGACGGGGAGAAGTGCGGCGAGGACGTGTCGTTCTGCCTGCGCGCGCACCAGGTCGGCCTGCCCGTCATGGTGCACACCGGCGTCCTCACCACCCACCAGAAGACGGTCTGGTACGGGGCGGCGGACTACCAGATGAAGCCGTTCACGCCTCCGGCCATGGATGTGCTGCCGCTGCCGGTGGACCAGTGGCCGAAGCTGATGATCAACCCGAACGCCGTCGAGGAAGCCGAGCGCGACTCCCCGATGCGGGAGAAGCAGGCGGGCGAAGCGCTACCCGGGGCCGAGCTGTCCCCGGCGGCGGCGGGCGACCCGAACGCCTGACCGCAGCAAAGCACCCCTCACCGGTTCGGTGGGGGGCGCTTTCTGTCCGGGGGCCTATCGGCCGGTGCGGCGCTTGCGGGCCTTGTGGGGCACGGCCAGCGGGGTGCGTACCCCGTCCGTCTGGCCGTTGACCACGGTGCCGTTCAGGGAGAAGCACGGCTCGCCCATCTTGGCACGGCAGATCTGCGAGCACTTGCGATAGTCATTCCAGTCGATCAACTCAGCCATCTTCTCCCCCGCGCCCCAGCCGATCGGCGTCTCGACGGTCATGACTTCCGCTTCGCCTTCATGTGGCTCGATCCGCAGAACGGGCTTTCGGTGTGGGCGTGCACCAGGACATTGTGTACGTACTTGATCGACTCTCCGCAGTTCGCGCAGGTCATGAGCGCACCTCGCGGACTTGTATCGAGACACTGCGGACGCCATCGGAGAGCCACGACATGCCCTCGGTGGCAACCCACGACTTCGCCTCGTCGTAGCCCATCTCGGCCAGCGCGGCACGCACCGCCTGCACGTCTGCGGCCGTCAGGTCTCGGCCACGCGCCGAGAAGTTGACGATGTCGTCTGCACCCAGGAGGCGGAGGTGCAGGTCTTCGCTGACCTTCTCGCCCAGGCTGCTCATGTTCATGAACGTTGTCCTTTCCGTTGGCACGCCGGGCAGACCCTGACGTGCAGCTCCTTGCCGGTCACAGAGATGCCGTCGAAGGCGATCCAGCCGCGCACCCGGAGCCTGTCGTTGGACGCCCAGGCTCCGATCAGGCACCGGTCGCAGGCCTGGTGCTCGCGGCCCGGGTCGTCCTCCTCCAGCTCGAACAGGGGCTCGGTCACGCTCACCGCCTGTCCCGTACGAAGTCGGCGTTGCCGCTGATCAGGCACAGGATGGCGACGGCCGCGTAGACCGCCAGGATCAGCAGGGCAGCGGCGAGGATGTACGGCCCGAGGAGCAGGAACACGAGGAACGTCACCACCGGGTGGCGCCTGGCCTGGTACTGGGTCATTCCGCTGCGCATCTGGGCTCTCCCTGCTCGCTGTATGCCATCAGAGTACACCCATTGCGCCGCCCCGCATAGGCCGTGTATGCTGTGCGTAGACAGACGGAGGAGGCACACACACATGAAGGTCACCATGACCCTTAGGGTCGAGGTCGAGGTCGAGGCGGCAGACCGCGAGCTGGTCGCGGCCGGAGCGGACGTCCTCTACGAGACGGGGAAGGCGCTCGACTACTGGTTCGACCACACGGACCGGCCGATGTCCGCCCAGTCCGTCGTCATCCTGGCGGACGAGGAATGAGCATCCTGACGCAACGCACACCGGGCCTGGATCGGTTCCACGCCGCCCAGGCCCACCAGGGCATCTACCGGCAGGCGCTGCTGGAGATCCGCTCGGGCGTCAAGCGCAACCACTGGATGTGGTTCGTCTTCCCGAAGATGGCCACCAGTGTGGGCGGCAGCCGCATGAGCCGCCACTACGCCATCGCCGACCGGGCCGAGGCTGCCGCCTACCTCGCCGACCCGGTGCTGCGGCTGCGGCTCTACAACTGCACGGTCGGGGTGCTCAAGCACAACCGGCTGATGTTCCGCTATCCCGACGACGGCAAGCTGCGGGCGTCGATGACCTTGTTTGCGCAGGTCGCCGAGGATCCGACGAAGCTGAACGAGGTGCTGGCCAAGTTCTTCAACGGCCCAGACCGGCGCACCCTGGACCTGCTGAAGGCGCAGGAGGAGGGCACCGAGGACAGGTACTGGGAGAGCGTGCGCCCGACCTTCCCCCGGCCCCAGGCCCGCACCTTGTTCGAGCCGGACCGGGAGACGCAGGAGGAGTTCGACCCGTGGACCCGGGAGCAGGTGGAGTCGTTCGTCAGGGGCTGCGGGCTCAGTGGGGCGGCGTTCCGGCTGATGGTGGGCGCGTGGATGGCGGACCAGGATCGGTCGTACGACGCGGGCTGGAACGCTCACGCCGATGCGAACACCTACAACGGATAGGAGAAGGACGGATGCCCTCGAATAATGGCGGATGGACGCCCCGGCCGGGCTCGAACAGGCGCGCTCGGGTCCGCCGCCCCAGCGAGGTCGGGAACAGCGTCAACGGGCAGGGCTGCTGCCCGATGGTCGCGGCGGTGCGGTCGGTCAGGCGGGGCAAGTTCCGGCTGGCCCGGCGTTACGCGGTGATGTCGGTGCGGCTGATGGTGGTGCGGTTCGCGTGGGCGTAGAGAAGACCGTACGGATCTGGCACGGCTGCAAGGTCGTGCTGCTGCTGAGCGTGAACGAGTCCGGCGGGTATTCGACGATGGGCGCGGCGGGCGGGGCGGCCAACTCGACTCAGGTCGACATCGAGATCGACCCGTGGGCCGGGCTTCTCGTCGAGAACGGCGCGGGAAACAGCCCGGTCCCGTATCGCGACGTCGTCTGAGTCGTGTAGGCTTAGGGCTGACAGACATGGGGTTGCCGGTGAACAACGTCTCTAAAGGTGGAAACCGGATCCGTATCGAGCGAGGAGAAGGAATGAAGCGCAAGATCACCATCGGGCTGGTCGCACTGGCGGCCATGCTCGGCCTGTTCGTCCTCCAGCCCGGGTCGGTGTCGGTGGCCGACAAGCCGACCGGCGGCAACCCCGTCGTCCAGGTCATCCACCTGATGACCCCGCAGCGGGCCGAGGCGGTGGCCTGCGCGTCGGGCTACATCTGCGGCTTCCCCTGCTCGGCGACGTCGGCCTGCGGGTTCTACTACCAGGTCTCGCAGACGGTGGCGCTGAACCAGCCGATCAGCCTGCACCTGAACTCCGGTGACGACATCTACTCGGTGCACAACAACAACGGGCATCAGTGGCGCGTCTACCACTACGACCTGTTCCACGGCGGCTGCGGGAGCGCCAGCGCACTGATCTACGCCAACACCAAGGGCAACATGAATACGGAGTGGCGTCTCCAGCACTGCATCATGCGCGTCTCGTAGCGGACATAGAGAAGGCCCGCCCCGCTTCCCTTGGGGCGGGCCTTCGTCGTGTCTGGGATACGCTGCTCGCGCACCGGCGAGATGCCGGGCGCACCACCCCGAGACGGGAGAAGCGATGCCCAGCGAGACGATCTATGCCACGCCTGTACGCGTACGCGTGGCGTGGGCCAGCAACCAGAGCGGCGAGGTTCAGGTTGCCACCCTGGCCTCCAGCCAGGAGTACCCGGACGAGGCGACGGACCGCCTGTTCGCCGTCGTCAACGAATGGCTGAAGCAGGCCGAGATGGAGCCCATCGACGTCGCGAAGCTGCGGGAGAAGCTGGACTACGCCCCCGACTTCGACGGCTGGCACGCCAGCATCGACGACTGGCGGGACCTCAACCGGCTGATCGCCGTGCTGAAGCGGGCGCGCGACCAGGCGTTCGGCAAGCCCGAGTAGCGGACAGCACGAAGGCCCGCCCCCTCTTCCCCAAGGGCGGGCCTTCGTGTGTCTCAGGACGTCTTGCGCCAGGTGGCGTTGGGCGTCTTCGCCGCGAACGCCTTGGCCTCGGTCTCCCGCACGGCGGAGAACGTCTTGATCGTCTTACCGGTGGCGTCCTTCACCTCGTAGTTGCCGAGACCGGACCCGCCGCCCCCACAGTTGCATCCCATCGGTGGACCTCCTCCTACCTCACTCCTGGACCAGGGCGACCATCAGGTCGCCCATGGCGTCATCGTAATCGGCGGTGAGATCTTCCGTGGTGGCCGCCGCGACCAGCTCGCGCCACTCGACCGCCCGCTCGTCGCGCAGCTTCGCCTCCTGCTGCTCGGCGAGCATGCCCCGGGCGATGGCCCGGCCCAGCGCGTCCGGGTCCAGCGGCGCCGCCCCGGCCGTAAGCGCGTCATCCTCGTCGATGACGCGGGGCAGCGCACCGGCCGAGACCAGGCTGAGCACGATCTCCTCGTCCTCGGGCATGCCGCTGATCGCCGAGGCGGTGACCGCGCGGGGGATGGGGAAGCCTGCGGTGACGACGTGCAGGGCGGCCACCATCTCCAGGTTGGCGCCGACGCGCCGCCAGTCGCCGGACAGCGGGGTCGCCCGCATGGTGCGGATCGCTGCCTCGTCGGCCTCCGGTACGAGGGCGCCCGCCACCCAGATGCCGTACTGGTCTTCGCCCGCGCGCACGAGGGCGCCCAGGCTGGTGGTGGAGTCGTAGTGCTCGGCCGCCGCCCGGTAGCCCAGGTTCGGTCCGGCGTGGCCGCCCTTGCCGTACGACAGGCGCCCCACGGGGATGCGCGAGCCGTCGGCGGTGACCATCTCGCCGGTGTGGAAGTACGCGTAGTTGGTGGCCGACTTGGGGGCCAGGGTGCAGGAGTCGCCGATACCGATGTGGCAGGTGCCCCAGGTGGCGGCGTGGCCGTACACGCGGCCGTCGTCGCCGATGTGCAGCGGCGTCGGGCCGGTCAGCTTCGGGTCGTCGAACCATTCCTTCGGCGGGGCGGCCGGGGCGGCGCCTGCCATGAGCGCGGCCATCTTCTCTCCGGCCTTCCAGTTGGCGGGCAGGCTGGCTTCGCAGCCCTTGCGCTTGGCGATGGCGGTCAGCCGGGACTTGAACTGGCCGTAGGGGATCTTCGGGTCGGCGCGGCCGTAGGAGCTGACCGCGTCGCCGATGCTCGAGCAGGAGGCGATCGGGAAGCGGCGGCCCTTCGGGTCGACGAAGTCCTCGTCGGCGAGCTTGGACCGCTCCGCCTGCGTCTTGACGGAGTCGGCGACCGCGTAGGTGCCGCCGCCGATGCCGCCGCCGCCCTGGCCCTGCTCGCCGTCGCCGCCGGGGGTTTCCGCGCCGCCGGGCTTCTGCTTGGTGGGGCTGGGTAGGCGGCGCTTCGCGAACTCGGTGAACTCGTCGTCGGTCAGCCAGATGCCGGTGCCCTCGGCGGCCATCTCCTGGGTGTCCTGGCTGCCCTTGACGGTCTCGGGGTCGCGCTTGGGCTTCTTGCGGTTGGCGGCCGGGGTGCGGTTCGGGAGGATGGTGTCGCCCATCTCCTCGCTGATGGCCAGCACGTCGGCCGGGTCCTCGCCCGCCTCGATCGCACGGGCAGCCGCATCCTGGTCAGCGAACCTCTGCACATCGTTTTCGATCTTGGCGGTCCACTCGACGTCGGCCCAGTCGAACTCGACCAGGGCGCCCGCGACCATCGCGCTCGAGGTCGTGCCGTCCACGTTCGGGTCGGACGAGTCGATCGGGGTCAGCTTCGCGTGCCCGGACAGTTCGGCGAACGCGGGAATGTGCACCAGGGTGGCGGAGGCCATCCGGCCGGAGCGGATCATCTTCAGCCGGGGGCCGTCGAACGCCTCCTCGGCCATGACGGGGGAGCCGCAGCCGCAGTCGCCGCCGGTGGCCCCGGCGTGGGCCATCTTGGCGGCCTTCAGCTTCCCGGCCTGTTCTTTCTTCCACGCGGCGTACGCCTTGGGCTCGGGGACGTGCTCCACTTCCTGCTGGTCGAGGTCGACGGACGGGCCGATCACCTTGTTCTGGGTGAACTTCATGGCGGCCGTGGCGGCGTTACGCACGTCGTCGGGCCACGACTCGTCGTCGTAGAACTCGCCCTGGGCGGGCAGCATGCCGCCCTTCTCCTTGCCGATCTTCGAGATGTGCCCGACGATCACGGCGTTGTTGTGGCCGCCGGAGTCGGTCGCGACGTACCGCAGCGGTAGCGGCAGGTCGCGGTGCCCCAGTGCGCCAGCGTCGAACTGACGGCCGTCGCCGGTCGGCTTGCCAATGACGGCCAGCGGCATCTTCCAGGCGGTACCCATGCGCTACCCCTTTTCGTTGCGCATCAGGTTACAGCCAGAGTGCGCCGCTCTGGCCACCGACGATCAGCGCCACCCCGACGCCGATCACCGCGACGGCGGGCGTCAGGTCGGCGATCAGCGCGATCGCTTCGATGATCTTCTTCATGGTGTCCCCCTCGGGCCGCTGGTCAGAATGTGGTGGTGGGCAGGTGCTCCGGTGTGGCCGCGACCAGGACCAGCAGCAGGAGCGTGGGGATGAAGTCGAACAGGTGATCGAAGAACGCTCCGAACCTTGTCATGACTTCCTCCCCTCCTGTCAGCCCACACGCTACAGCCGCTGTCAAATGCCCTTCTGATCAGGCAGATCCGCCGGATCATCCCAGGACTGCCGGGGACGCTTCTCGATCTCCCCGATCAGGTGCTGGATACCGAGCGGCACCTGAGCCCAGGACTCGGCGTCGCCGGTCCCGTCGAGGATCCGCCGCCGCTCGTCGGGTGTCGCGTCGTAGGTGCCGAGCACCTGCGTCACCCGCTCGTAGAGGGCCATCTTCGCCGGTGTCACTGGGCCTCCTGGATGATCAGCACGGAGCGGTTGAGCCAGTTGAAGGCGGGCTGACCGGGCTTGGCGACGTGGCGCGCCCAACCCCCGGAGGACGTGTGATGGGACTGGATCTCGATACCGTCGACACCCTTCGCGGCGGCCCAGCGGCCAGGGTCGTACAGGGTGCCCTCCTCGTAGGTGTTGCCCTTCGCCTTCGAGGAGCGCGAGCTGGCGGCGTGCGCCTCACCTTCCACCTTGTCGTAATGCTCCGTGACCGCGCTCTTGGGGATCAGGATCCGGGAGATGCTGTTCTTCGTGCCGTCCGCGTACTGCGTGGCCACCGACTTCTGCGTGGCGAGGTAGTAGCCGTTGCCGAAGATGCCCTTGCCGTAGTAGGCAGGCCCGGAGCGCATCTCCTCGTTGATCTGCGCGGCGGTCTTGCCACCGGCGCGGTAGTTGCCGCCCTTCACGCCGCGCCACACCTCGATGTAGTCGCCGGTCGCAAGGAGCCGGTCGACCTCCTTCTTGGAGGCGACGGTCGGGGTGTCGTCGAAGCCCTGCATGCTGCCGATCGCCGCGAGGCGTCCGTCTGCCGTCTTGGCGTCGTACTGCTTGCGGGCCTGCTTCACGTCCTGGCGGAGCTTGTCGATGTTCGTCTTGTCGGAGACGAGGTTGCGGCCCTTGGACTGCTTGTGCGGGTGCGGCCAGGCGTTGAAGCTGGCGGGCGCCTGGCGGCCGCCGGACGGCAGGTTCAGCCGCCCCAGCCGCTTGGTGACGGGGCCGGGCCGGGTGACCTGGCCCAGCGTCTGGCCGGTGCCCTGCGGATACAGGGAGATGACGTTCTGCTCGAGCTTGCCGCCCGCGATGGGCGCGTGTAGCTGGCCGCTCTTGTCGAGGGCGCGGATCTCATCGATCGTCATCCACTTCGCGTCCGACGTTTCGGCGCGGGCGTGGGCGGTGGTCAGGTTCGGCTTGATCATCGTCGAGACCTGCGCGGCCACCGTCGTGTACTTCCACGAGTGGTTCGGCACCGAGAACGTGTGGTCGCCGTGGACCAGGGCGTCCTTGAGGGCGTCGGCCTTGAGGCCCAGCTCTTCGATCGTCTCGCGGGCCGCGCCCTGGTGCGGGGTCTCCTTCGAGTCGCTGGCGCCGCCGGGGAACGTCCACTTGCCGGGGTCGGAGATGGCGGGGCCGCGCTGCACCATCAGGTAGCGCTTCTCGCCGGTCTGCGGGTCGACGTGCTGGAGCAG